CCTCAAAAATTCCCCGAAGTGATATTTTTGAAAAACATTCTTGGGTAAAAGTCTCCAGAAGTAGGCAACAACGCACGGAAAGGATCTGGATATTATGCAAAACCCTATGTACGGCATGCCAAACTACTCTTTTCAATCGCCATTTGGTAATGGAATGAACATGAATTACCAAGCTCAGCAGATGCCGCACTACGATATTGTCAAGGTTAACGGCAAAAACGGAGCTGAGGCATTTCAAATGGGCCCAAACAGTCAGGTTCTACTCCTCGACGAAACGGCTCCGGTACTCTGGTTGGCTTCTACAGACGGCGCGGGATACAAAACGGTAACTGCGTTCGATATTTCTCCGCATCAGGATCAGCAGCAGAATGTGCTCGCATCCATTGAACAGAGATTAGCTAGATTGGAGGAGTATATTTATGAACCAAGTGAATCCGGTTCTCGCGATGCTAAGCAACGCAACCCAAAACAGCGGAACAATGGCCAGCAACAACCCAATGCAAATGATGGCTCAGTTCGCTGAATTCAAGAAAACGATGCAGGGCAAAAACCCAGAAGCCATCGTAAAACAAATGCTTGCAAACGGCCAAATGTCTCAGGCTCAGTTCGAGCAACTGAAACAGCAGGCTTCGATAATGCAAGCATTTCTTAAGTAGTTGTTAATGGGGTAGTGCGCAGACCTCTACGACATATATTTTTAAGAAAGAAGGTACTTCTATGGAAAACACGTACTCTCTGTCCGATATTGCGGCTGCGTCCAAGAACAACGATTACGATGGTTTTGGCGGTGGCGCATGGTGGATCATTATTCTGTTCCTGTTCATGTTCGGCATGGGCGGTTGGAATAATCGAAACTACAACGGTAACGGCGAGCCGGTTACAGAAGCCGGACTGTGTAATGCCATGAACTTCAACGATCTCCAGAATCAGGTCGGCCGTCTGAGTGATCAGACCCAGCAGCAGACTCAGACTCTGGGTAACGGAATCTGCAATCTCGGCTATGAACTGCAGGGCAACATCGGTCAGCTTGGTAAGGAAGTAGCTCTGAGTCAGGCAAATCTCGGTCAGCAGGTAGCATCGGCGCAGTCTGATCTGGCTGCTCAGCTGGCACAGTGTTGCTGTACGACTCAGCGTGCGATCGACAGTGTGAACTACAATCAGGCGATCAATACCGCTTCCATCAATGCAAATATCGATGCCAAGTTCGCAGCTATAGAAAAGAACCAGCTGGAGCAGACAATCACAGCTCAGCAGGCTCAGATTTCTCAGCTGCAGTTGGCTCAGCAGATGAACAACGTCGTACGGTATCCGAATGGATTCACCTACAACGCTGGCATGTCTCCGTTTTGCGGAGGTTGCTGCTCGGGTTGTTAAGGAGGGGATTTGAATGTGTAACAATTGCGGTTGCAATGTAAGATCCTGTTCTACGACCTATACCAACAGCAATCAGACTGTAACAGCAACAGCTACAACTCTGTCGATTCTCGGCGGAGAAGTAACCTCTACCGGCAAGTGCATCAACGCACAGGCTAGCGGTTTCAGTGTCAAGTCTTCCGGTCTTTATCGGATTGGTTTTGACGTAACTCTGAATCCTACCGCTGCCGGAACCGCTGTTATCCAGATGACTAAGGATGGAGTAGTCATGCCCGAGGCCGTGGCAACAGTTACGACCGTAGCTAACGCTCTTGTCACAGTACATGTGGAGACGACGAGATACATCGCTGTTCCGTGTCAGGTAAACAGCCCCGCATACGGTGTAGTTTCTTCCGGCGTCGCTGGAACCGTTACACACGTTACGGGTTATGCTGTAAAGCTTGACTAAATCAAAATGAAAAAGCCAGGGCGGAGCTTTAATCTGCTTAAGTACACGTTACGCGCGTGTACTTTATCGAGTGTGCAAGTATCCGATAGGCATTTACGATCTCCTTTGCCATTTGGTTGCCTCCAAAAAAACCGAATCTTCGGGACTCCTTTCCATTGTGTAAGATGTATACCTCCAAAACTACATTTGACCAAGCGTAAGGATATTTGCACACTGAATAAAGTACACGCGATAGCGAGAGAAAGTTGTGAGATCGTATGAGTGAAATTAGAAAACGAAGAACTGCAATGTCCGTTGAAGCAAGAGAGAATCAAATGATTGCACTCGCGGTTGATCTAGCTGAAAAACAGCTCACGGAGGGAACGGCTTCGTCTCAAGTTATCACACATTATCTTAAACTTGGCTCGACCAAAGAACGTCTCGAAAAAGAGATGATGGAAGAGCAGAAGAAATTGCTTAAGGCTAAGACGGAGGCGCTCGAATCAGCTGCCGAAATCAAGGAACTGTACGAAAACGCATTGAGCGCTATGAGAGAATACTCCGGACGTGGAGGAGATGAGCAGTGAAAACATACCACGAGCTTATAACTCTTCCCACGTTTGAAGAACGGCTGGAGTACTTAAGAACAAATAGCAAAGTGTCTTATGAGACGTTTGGCGTAGAGCGGTATGTTAATCAAGAACTCTATCGGTCCCGTCAATGGAAACTCACAAGACAGAAAGTGATTGTTAGAGATATGGGCTGCGATTTGGGTGCGGATGGCTATATAATTTATGAGAGGCCAATTATTCACCACATCGTTCCAATTACCATAGATGACATCGAAGAAGGCTCAGATAAGCTATTTGATCTTGACAATCTAGTACTGACGTGTTTTCATACACATAACATTATACATTACGGAACAGACGATAAACTCAGCATCCCCAACGGTGAAAGAAAGCCTGGGGATACATGTCTCTGGAAGTGATAAGATGAAGAAAGCTAAGATCGTCGGATGCAAAGCCATGTCACTCCGTGCTGATCCGTCCGACACCGAGCAGTCTGATGTAACTTGCGGCGAAATCAAAATGGATGAAACCGTTGAAGTAGACATCGAGGACGAAGCTTGGAGCTGGGACGATAAACACTTCTTCAAAGTAACTTCTGAGCACGGACTAAAAGGCTATGCCAATTCCGACTGTCTCCAGTTTAACGGAGGTAACAGTCGTGGACAGCATTCTAAGAACAATTAAGAAAATGATCGGTGGAGTCGAGGACGATAACTTCACCGGTTTCGATACAGACCTAATCGTCCACATAAATTCGGCATTACGACTCCTTAACCAACTCGGCGTAGGGGTAACCGGATTTAATATTACAGGGTTGGATGAAACTTGGAACGATTTTCTTGGCGAGGACGAGGCTATTCTCAGTGAAGTCAAGACCTATGTCTATCTGAAAGTCAAACTCGTTTTCGATCCCCCGGCTAACTCATTCACGCAACAGTCTATGAAAGATGAAATCAAAGAACTGGAGTGGAGGATGAACGTCGAAGTCGACCCCAGATTGGAGGAAACAGATGAGCCATGAAATAACGTCTGTAATCGTTGCTGTGATTACGGCTCTCACGTCTTCTGGCGTACTGGCGTTTGTTCAGTTTCTGATCAATCGAAAAGACAAAAAGAAAAACAACGATCTTGTCTCGTCTAAGATGCTACTCGGGCTCGGTCATTACCAGATCATGGTTTTGACTGACAAATGCATTCGCAGAGGCGCAATCACTCTCAAAGAGAAACAGACATTGGAGTATCTCTACCGTCCTTATCGAGAAATGGGCGGAAATGGGGATTGCGAAATAGGCTATAATGCCTGTGCTCAATTGCGAATCGTCAGCCCCGAAGAAGCCGCAGACATCGACGAGAAGAATAACGAAAGAGGGTGAAAACGTGTCTAACAAAGTATACGACATTCTCAAATGGGTTGCTCTCGTGGTATTCCCGGCAATCGCTACGCTGTTCTCTGCTATCTCTATGATTTGGGGAATTCCGTATGGCGAACAGATTACGAGTACAATCATCGCAATTGATACAGCCCTCGGCGCAAGTAATCGAACACCACGGCATTAAAGGCCAGAAGTGGGGTATACGCCGCTATCAGAATCCCGATGGGACGTTGACTCCTCTTGGACGGAAGAAGCTGGGTAGACTTGAACAAAGAGCCACCGAGACGAAAAGTTCGATGGAGAAAGTTCGTGGACGATACACCGCACTGACTGCCAAGAAGAACAGCGGAAAAGCTACAGAAGCCGAACTCAAAGAGCTTAAAGATATTACCTCCTCTCTGAAGAAAACGAGCAAGAAACTCTCTAAGCTTGAAAGTAAAAAGAGCAAACTCGACAAACCAAAAGCTAAAGAGAAGACGATTGATGAAGTAATTCGAAGCGGCACAAAAGAAGAAGTCTTGAAGCGTAGTAGCGAGATGTCCGTAGCGCAATTGCAAGAATCTTTTCAGAGACTCAATACAAAGGCCCAGATCAGCAAAATAGATGCGGGCACAAAAAGTAAAGGCGAAAAATTCGTGGATAATTTGTCTAAGACTGCAAATACGGTATCATCCATTTATGACTCTGTGCAGAAAATTACGAAAGTGACAAATGCTATCGGTCTTACCGACATAAAGTTCGGTCAAAAGCCAGAGAGTGAAGCGTCTAAATTCGTCAGAACTGCAACCGCTGAACAGCTTTTGAAGAACAAAAACAAGCTCACAACAGAGCAGAAGAAACAGGCTGTCGAGCGTCTAAAAGCTGAGGAAGACATCAAGAGCTACATTGACAAACAGACTAAGGCGCAGACGGATGCAGAGAAAGCCAAGCGAGATGCTGAGGTCAGCAACTTCATTAACAACGCCTCCGCTTCTCAGTTATGGGAAGCCAGAAACAGGTTCACCAATGAGCAGAGACAGCAGGCGGTTACCAAGCTACGAACTGAAGAGACACTTAAGGGGTATGCTAAAAAGCAGAAAGAGGCGGAGGAACAGGCTCGAAAAGAAGCCGAAGAAGCGGCTCGCCAACAGCAGATTCTTAACGAGCATATTAAGAACCTCCTGGATAACTTCGGAAACTACCCGGCCATGATTGCGTAATCGAACACCACGGCATTAAAGGCCAGAAGTGGGGTATACGCCGCTATCAGAATCCCGATGGGACGTTGACTGAACGCGGTAAAAAAAAACTGAGATCGCAGCATAAACGACTGACATCCATCGACTCAGCGGCACAGAACGTGTCTATGAAAGCCCATAAGATGGAAGAAAAAGCGGCGCGCACAAGAAATGAAGAAAAGTATCAAGCGCGTCAAGAAAAAGCTGACAGTCTGTCAAGGACTGCTAAAAGTCTGCAATATAAAGCGGCTAAGTACTATAAAAAGATGGAGAAACGATACGGAACTAAGAATCTCAAAAGTCTCACCGACAATAACGGTGCTTCTTTTGTAGAACGCTACAATTCTTTCTTCATCTATCGATAAGGAGTAACACATGTCACTGAGTAACACAGCAACGCCTCGATATTATGGGGAATTTCGTAAAGCCGTGTTACGCGGTGAAATCCCTGTTAATCGAGAGATTTCTATGCAGATGAATCGCATAGACGATAACATTGCCAATCCGAATTTCTACTATGACGACCAAGCTGTTGAGGGTTACATTAAATTCTGTGAGAACGAATTAACCCTAACCGACGGTTCTCCGATGAGATTACTCGATACATTTAAGCTTTGGGCCGAAGATGTTTACGGGTGGTATTATTTTGTCGAGAGAAGCGTCTACGAGCCGAACGAAGATAGGACTGGCGGACATTACGTCACTAAGCGAATTAAGAAACGGCTTATTAACAAGCAGTATCTGATCATCGCTCGTGGCGCGGCTAAGTCCGTTTATGACGAAACACATCAGGCTTATCAGCTTACCGTTAACACCCAGACAACTTCGCAGATCACGACCGCTCCGACTATGCGACAGGCGGATGAGGTAATGGCTCCGTTCAGAACAGCTATTACCAGAGCACCAGGACCTCTGTTTAAATTCTATACTCAGGGATCAGTGCATAATACTCGTTCTCCGGAGGGCGTGAAGCTAGCGGCCACGAAGAAGGGTATTGAAAATCTCTTCACCAATAGCTTGCTGGAAGTCAAACCAATGTCCATTGATAAACTTCAGGGCATGCGTTGTGTGTTGGCGACAGTCGACGAGTGGCTTTCCGGTGACATTCGAGAAGATGTAGTCGAGGCAATTGAACAGGGTGCGTCTAAGAACGAGGACTACCTGATCGTAGCGTCAAGTTCAGAGGGTACTGTTCGAAACGGGCCTGGCGATTCAATCAAAATGGAATTGATGAAGATCCTTAAAGGCGAATACGTCAATCCACATGTATCGATCTGGTGGTATAAGCTAGACGACGTGAAAGAAGTATCAGATCCGGCTATGTGGCTAAAGGCCAATCCGAACCTAGGTAAGACCGTCTCCTATGAGGTCTACCAGCAGGCGGTTGAGAAAGCCGAGCAGAACCCGTCGGCCAGAAACGATATTTTGGCAAAGCGTTTCGGATTGCCTATGGAAGGTTATACATATTTCTTCACATATGAGGAAACCTTGCCGACACGAAAAAGATCTTATTGGGGCATGCCTTGTTCTCTTGGAGCCGATTTGTCCCAGGGTGATGACTTTTGCGCATTCACGTTTTTGTTCCCGTTGCCAGATGGTACGTTTGCTTGCAAGGTGCGAAGCTACATAACAGAGCGTACATTGTTTAAACTACCATTGGCTATGCGAGCGAAATACGAGGAATTCATGAAAGAGGGAACTCTGGTAGTCATGAATGGTTCCGTTCTGGACATAGACAATGTCTTTGATGATCTTGATCGACATATACGCTCGTGTAGTTACGAGATTCGTAGCTTTGGCTATGATCCGTATAACGCACAGTATTTTGTCGAGCGTTGGTGTAAGGAGAACAGCCCGTACGGTGTGGAGAAAGTAATTCAGGGCGCTAAGACTGAAAGCGTTCCGCTCGGTGAGCTTAAGAAGATGGCTGAGGATCAGTGTTTGTTACATGACGAGAGCCTCATGACTTACTGCATGGGCAACTGTATTACACTGGAAGATACAAATGGTAATCGTAAGCTTTTAAAGAAACGCTACGAGCAAAAGATCGATAACGTGTCAGCATTGATAGATGCGTTTGTCGCCTTTAAGATCCATAAGGATAGTTACGAATAAAGGAGGGTCTCTATGGGCTTAGGAAAGAGACTGTGGAATGCTTTCTTTAGCAGAGATCCCACAGACGAATACAAAAAACTTGATGTTAGTACGGGCTCAATCGTATCTTCGTCAAAACCGGATAGAACACGTCGCTTTATTAGCAATGAACGCTCTATCATCATGTCGATCTACAATCGAATTGCACTCGATGTCGCGTCAATCAAAATGGAACACGTCAAGGTGGACGTAAATGGAAATTTCGTTGAAACCATAACAGATAGCTTAAACGATTGTTTAACCCTCTCCCCCAATAAGGACCAGACATATCGAGCTTTTGTTCAGGATATGGTTATGTCTATGTGCGACGAAGGATGCGTTGCCGTAGTTCCGTTTGAGACAGACGTAGACCCGAACACTAACGATTCGTATAACATTTACAGTATGCGTGTCGGTCGAGTTGTACAGTGGTCTGCCGATTACGTGACAGTAGATATTTATGACGACAGAACATGCCAGCATAAGAATCTGCGAGTTGCGAAGAAATGCTGTGTTCTTCTCGAGAATCCGTTTTACTCCGTTATGAATGAGCCGAACGGTATTCTTAAACGGTTGATTCGAAAACTGAATTTGCTGGATGCTATCGATGAGCAGTCTGGGTCAAGTAAGTTGGATTTGATAATTCAGCTCCCATATACGATTAAGACCAAGGCTCAGGAGCAGCAGGCAAACCGGCGTAAGCAAATGATCGAGGATCAGCTCGCCAATTCCAAGTATGGTATCGCTTATACCGACGGAACCGAACGAGTTATTCAGCTTAACCGCTCTCTCGAGAATAACCTTATGTCTCAGATCGAGTATCTGACGAACATGCTATTCGGACAACTCGGAATGGACAAGACTATTTTTGATGGAACAGCAAACGAGCAGACGATGCTTAATTACTACAACCGTGTCATTGAACCGTTCCTCTCAGTTATCACGATTGAGATGAAACGCAAGTGGTTGACTAAGACAGCACGAACTCAGGGACATTCTATCGAGTTCTTCAGAGATCCGTTCAAACTTGTGCCCACTACTCAGCTTGCAGATCTGGCAGACAGATTTACTAGAAACGAAATCTTGTCCTCGAATGAGTTCCGAGCCATTATTGGTTATAAGCCGAGTTCAGAGCCTAGAGCTGATGAATTGGTCAACAAGAATATTGCGAATAACGGCGAGGCCGGAACGTCCACGGGTACTTCTTCAGAAGCGCAGGCCGCGATCATGGATGAAATGCTGGATCAACTTCAAAATGATATCGATAATATTCTAGGCGATACCGGCGAGGAGGAAAGCTCTGATGGAGAAGAATGATGAACTCTACCACTATGCCTCCCCGTACTATGATCCGGTAAAAGCTCACGAGTACTACATGGAGCATAGAGAGCTTAAGGGTCGTTCGACATCTGGAATGTCTGACACTCAGCGAGAAGGCTGGACTTACGCTCAGAAGCAGATTAAGACTGCTAAGGAAAAAGAGCAAGATGCTGAAAAGACTGCGACTGAAGAAAATATTGCTAAGATGCGTGCTAAGGCCGAAGCTACTAGAGTTGAAATCGCGACTAGAGTAGCTCAGAAAGTCAAGCGTATAAACACACGGCTAAAGCAAGAGCAGAGTCAATGGGATACATCAAAAATCTCAGATAAGCTCTCGTCGAACGTGCGTAGTAAGCAAGTAGCATATTTCCAAGCGCAAAAAGCCAAAGCGTCGGCTACGGCAGCTAGTGACAAAAGCCGGGTTAGTTCTGCGGCGGTAAAAGAGAAAGAGAAGCTATCTTCCGATTTGTCTATAGCCATTTCTAATGTTCGAGCAGAATACAAAAAGAGACTCGCTGAGATCGATACTAAGTACGAGAAGATCTATGACGATGAGTATGCCGGTATCAAGTCGAATCTGCCTGGCAAAATGACGACAAGCTCAAGCACATCCTCGAGTAGCTCTAAGAAAACGTCAAGTAAAAAGAGTTCATCTAGCTCTTCAAAGACGAGCAAATCTTTGGAGGACTACATTATCGACTGGGATAAATGGAACTCGAAGAATAAAAAGAAATAAAATAGGGGGGGGTAACCTAAAAATGGAATACTACGGAATCCACTACGACTCAGTAATCGAACACCACGGCATTCTCGGAATGAAATGGGGCGTCAGACGGTATCAGAATGCAGATGGCACCCTTACCGCCAAAGGAAAGAAGCGCTATGCGAAAGTGGCGTCTAGTCCTCGGCTGACTAAAGTCGAAACACGAGGCGCGAAAAGTATCGCTAAAAGAAGTGCTAAAGAAAACACGAGATACGCCTCCGCCTATGAAACCGCGGCTAAAAAGATGCGTTCGAAAGCCGAAAAAGCCACGAGTGAGGAAAAGAGCGCCAAGTATCGCGAGAAAGCTAAAAAGAATTTTCGCATTGCTAATGAGTTCAATAAGCGTGCAAAATATTCGAACCAGTTTCTAAAAGACGTTGACTCTGGTAAGAAGAAAGCCGGCCGTGATTTCATAACCCAAACCGATTACGACTTCATGCCGCTTGGATTTATTGTGCCCGGCGGAGTATATGCAGGTGGTGGCCTAAGAGTGTCAACGTCGATTATTGAACGTAACTCTAAAAATCGTTTAACGTATTGAGGTGAATAAATCAAAATGGCAGAAGATTTTGCTAAATACGACTTCGGTGGCTATGCGACTCGAAATGACCGCAGATGCGCCGATGGTTTAACTATCCGGCATAACGCGTTTAAAGACTGCGACGGCGAGGTAGTCCCGTTGGTTTGGGCTCACCGACACGACGAGCCTACCAATGTGCTGGGCAAGTGCTTGCTTGAGAACAGAGCTGACGGCGTTTACATGTACGGCTTGTTTAACGACACTGGTAATGGCGAATACGCAAAGCAGTTGGTGAAGCATGGAGATATAACAGGTTTGTCTATCTTTGCAAACCATGTCAAGAAATCCGGTTCTGACGTAATTCACGGTAATATTCGTGAAGTTAGTCTTGTTTTGGCCGGAGCAAACCCTGGCGCATATATCGACGAAGTTGTAGCACACGATGACGTCGATGTTGAAACAAACGAAGCATTCATCTATAGCGAGCCTTACGTCATTGATCTGGAACCGGACGGTCCGATCGCTGACGACGACATTGAGCACGCTGACGACGAGAAGGAGGAAAAAGCTGTGGCTGAGAATAAGGAAAAGACAGTCAAGGATGTAATCGATTCTATGACTGAAGAGCAGCAGCAGGTGCTGAACTATCTGGTTGGCGAAGCACTGGCAAATAAAGAAACAACTGAGGAGGAAAAAGACGTGAAGCACAACATGTTTGACGCAGAAAACGATTCTGAGGAGTTCGTACTGTCTCACGAAGACATGGGCGAAATCTTCGCAGACGCAAAGCGCATGGGTTCTCTGAAGGAATCTGTACTGGCACATGCTGACGACTATGGCATTAAGGACATCAATATTCTGTTCCCGGATGCCAAGGCTATCAGCGATTCTCCGGACTTCATCAAGCGCGAGACTGAGTGGGTAAGCACATTGATGAGCGCAACTAAGCATGCTCCGTTCACCCGCATCAAGTCCATCCACGCAAACATCACCGCTGATGAAGCTCGTGCAAAGGGTTACGTCAAGGGTAAGAAGAAGCTGGAGGAAGTAATCACTCTGCTGAAGCGTTCTACCGATCCGCAGACCATTTACAAGAAGCAGAAGCTGGATCGCGATGATATTCTGGACATCACAGATTTCAACGTGGTCGCATGGCTGAAGGGTGAAATGCGTATCATGCTGGACGAGGAAATCGCTCGTGCTGCTCTGGTTGGCGACGGCCGTAATGCAGTAGCAGAGGATAAGATCTCTGAGGATCACATCCGTCCGATCTGGACCGACAGCGATGTTTACACCGTAAAGGCCCGTGCTATCTACGCATCTGACTCAACCGATGAGTCTCGTGCCAAGGATCTGATCAAGCGGGTTGTTAAGGCTCGTAAGGAATACAAGGGTTCTGGTAATCCGACATTCTGGACTACTGAAGATGTTCTGACCGAGATGCTCCTGCTGGAAGACACCACCGGCCGCAAGCTGTACGCTTCCATCAACGATCTGGCAACTGCTATGCGTGTTTCCAAGATCGTAACCGTTCCGGTAATGGAGGGTATGAAACACAAGGTTCAGGATGCTGACCTGAAGGACGCCAAGGAAGAAGAGTATCTGCTGGATGGCATTCTGGTTAACCCGATCGACTACACCATCGGTACAGACGCAGGCGGCCAGGTAACCATGTTCGATGACTTCGACATCGACTACAACCAGCAGAAGTACCTGATTGAAACCCGTATCTCTGGCGCTCTGACCAAGCCGTATTCTGCAATCAGCTTCGAGCACAGAGTAGCTACTGCTGGCTAAGAACGAATTTAACGGAAGGAAATCAAAATGGCAAAATTCTACGGAATTATAGGATTTGCGGTTAGCGAAGAAACCAAGCCTGGCGTGTGGACAGAGAGTGTTAAGGAGCGTACATATCGAGGAGACCTTACACGAACCGCCAGTCGATGGGAAGGAACCGAAACGCTGAATGATAACGTAAACATTACGAATCAGATCTCCATCGTTGCAGATCCTTTTGCCTATGAGCATTTCTCAGCTATCCGTTACATTAAATTTCTCGGAGCTTACTGGAAAGTTACGAACATTGACATTTCATATCCGAGATTAAATCTGACAGTTGGAGGTGTGTATAATGGACCGACGGCTTAAATTGCACGAAGAATTGTGCGATATCCTTGGGAGTCGAAACGTCTATTTCCAGCCTCCTGAGTCAGTAAAGCTAAAGTATCCGTGTATCATCTATGACAGAGCTCACGGAGACACACAATTCGCCGATGATCGACCTTATACATTTGAAATGAGCTACGATGTAACACTCGTAGACGCAGATCCCGATAGCCATTTTATCGAGGACATAGCGTCGCACTTCTCAATGTGTGTGCACGACAATCATTTCACAGTGGATAATCTCAATCACGACGTATTCAGAATTTACTATTAAAAGGAGGAAATAGTCTAATGGCTAAGCTCAAATGGGATCGGACCGGCGAACGTCTTTACGAAACCGGTGATAAGATGGGCGTCCTGTATCCGGGTTTTACCCCGGCAAGTGACGCAACTCCGGCTAAGTATGGCACTGGTGTCGCTTGGAACGGCCTGACTGCTGTAACCGAATCTCCGTCTGGTGCGGAAGAGACTGCGCTGTATGCTGACGACATCAAGTACCTGTCTCTGCGTTCTGCGGAAGAGTTTGGCTTCACAATCGAAGCTTATACTTATCCGGACGAGTGGGCTGAGTGCGATGGTTCTGCGTCTATTGCAGAAGGTGTCGTAATCGGTCAGCAGAAGAGAAAGATGTTTGGTTTCTGCTACAGAACCGTCCTGGGTAACGATGTCGACGGTAATGACTATGGCTACAAGCTGCATCTGATCTATGGTGCAACTGCTTCTCCGTCTGAGAGAGGTTACGCTACCGTGAATGACTCTCCGGAAGCAATCACATTTTCTTGGGAGTGCTCTACCAATCCAGTAGAAGTTGCAGGTTACAAGGCCATCGCTACCATTACAATCGACAGCACCAAGGCAGACAAGTCTAAGCTGGCAGCACTGGAAGAGAAGCTGTACGGCAAGGGCGACGCTACCGGCACTAACGATCCGGAACTGCCGCTGCCGTCTGAAGTCATCACTATGTTTGCTGACTAAAAATCAAAATGGCATGAATCCATTACGGGGTTTCTAGCGTACGGTTGGGTTGGAGTAATTGGAACCTAGGACCATCCCCGAGTAAGGAGTTTTCTATGAAGATTATCGCAACACTTGCTGACATGATCGACGACGAAGTCAGCGGTGCCAAAGAGTATATTCGCTGGGCGTGCAAAACGAAAGAAAACGACCCGACTTTGTCTAAGACGTTCTATGAGTTGTCTAAGGTTGAGATGGGCCACATGGATATTTTGCATTCACAGGTCACTAGACTTATTGAGACTGAAAGAGCTAAGAATGGCAAGCCGAATGAGTCGATGATGGCCATGTATGAACTTCTCCATAAGAAGCATATCGAGTGCGCCGCTCAGGTAAAACTCATGCAAGATGAATACTCCGGAAAGTGAGGTTTGCAAATGAACTTCGTAAACGCTTACCTGACCCACAATCGGCCGGGTAATAAAAGAACAAGAACAACAGCCATCGCCATTCACTGGGTTGCTAATCCGGGCACTAGCGCTATGGCAAACCGCAACTATTTCAACAATACAGACCGTTCAGTAAGTTCGAATTACATCGTAGGGCTCACTGGCGAGATTGTCAGATGTATTCCGCCGGATGAAGAAAGCTGGTGCACAAACCAGGCAAATCCGTATACAGTAAGCATCGAGTGCTGTCATCCGGACTGGACTGGCAAATTCAACGCTGCTACATACAACGCTGCCGTAGAACTCTGCGCTGAGCTGTGCAAGAAATACAATCTTAACCCTACAAACGGCGGTATCATTCGCCACTACGACGTTACAAAGAAAGTATGTCCTAAGTGGTTTGTACCGGCAAGCGCAGGCGGAACCGACACCAACGATGAACAGCATTGGAAGAAGTTCAAGAACGACGTCGCTTCTAAGATGGGCAAGAAGACAACATCCTCGAGCTCTACAATTGTGAAATCCTCTGTAACCGTTGAACAGGCGGCAAAGGATGTCATCGCCGGCAAGTATGGTAATGGTGAAGATCGCAAGAAGCGTATCGCGGCTCTGGGTCTGGATTACAATGCGGTGCAGGCTAGAGTAAACCAGCTTCTGGGTACTAAGACGACCACGACGACTAAGTCTACATCGTCTTCGACTACAAGTTCAAAAGTAGCGGCGGCCAAGTCTAAGTCTGACGCTATTAAGGGCACATACTCGGTTACAGCAACATCTCTCTACTGTCGCTACATTCCGGGTAAGCTCACCAGCGATAATGTAGTCACCGCGTTCAAGAACGGGACTAGGGTTCAGTGCTACGGCTACTACACTACCGTGGACAATTCAAAATGGTATCTGGTACAGTCTGGAAAGTATACCGGATACTGCAATTCAAAGTACCTGAAGAAGGTCTAACCTGATATTTTTGGAAAGGAGTCATTCACATGTACACTAAGGAAATCACATACACTGACTTTGACGGACAGGAGAGAACTGAAGAGTTCCACTTCAATCTCACTCAGGCTGAATGCGTCGAACTCGAGCTGATTGGCAAGGAGGGTTTGGACAGTTATATTCGTCGGATTATCTCCAGTGAAGACCAGGTAACAATCCTCAACATCATCAAGAAAGTCATCATGCTGGCGTATGGCGAAAAGTCTGCGGACGGTAGAAAATTCTACAAGAACCAGCAGATGCGTGATGAGTTTGCCGCTTCTGAGGCCTACAGCGCTCTGTTCATGGAACTGCTGACTCATGAGGATAAGGCTGCTGAATTCATGCACGGTATTGCTCCTAAGGTTGAAGCGCAGGTTTCTGATAAGCCGGCAATCAACGCCACTGCGTCTGTAGTTCAGTGAGATGATCGAGATAAAACTCCTCCCTCAGGAATTTTGGGATCCGGTTAAAGAGGAGTTCATAAATACACCGGACATGACCATTAGAATGGAATACAGTCTGGTGTCTGTATCGAGGTGGGAACGAAAATGGAAGAAACCATACCTGTCGGTAGAGTCCAAGACGGATGATGAATTCTTTGACTTTCTGCGCTGTATGACAATCACGCCAAAAGACGTTCCCATGTTCGTTTACAGAAGTTTGCCACAGTCTACGATCAACGAGATCATAAAATACATGAATGATCCAATGACCGCGACTACGTTCCCAAAAGACAACAAAACAGGCGGAAGAGAGATAGTCACCGCCGAAATCATCTACTACCAAATGTTTTCTTTGAACATACCGCTTGAATGCGAGAAATGGCATCTTAACCGTTTGATGACACAAATTAGAGTCTGTGCAGTAAAGAATGCGCCGAAGAAAAAGATGAGTAGACGAGAAACTATGAGCCAAAACGCAGCGCTTAACGCTCAGAGAAGAAAAGCGCGCAATTCGAAAGGATGAGTGTAATGGAAGACGAGAAGAAGATCGTTGAAAGCACAAGCCCTATTAAATTTAACGAGGCATATGAGGGTTATTACGAAGTAACTGTGCCGGCTACCAATATGCGTAAGGAACCTGGTAAGGACAAACATAACCCGGTCGTTGCTACACTGATGCGTACTCAGCGTGTCACATGCGACGGCCATTATGCTATCCTGAATGACTCAAAATGGTATAAACTGGACTTCGATGGCGTTGTCGGTTATCTGCCGGAGGACAAGGTTACTAAGCTGTAAGAGAAAGTTGGTGAGCTAGAGTGATTACGATTAAACAGACTGGTGATTTCAAGAAGACCTCGATATTTTTGAAAGGTATTCAAGAGCATAACATGTACGCAAAACTTCGTAGATACGGAGAAGAGGGTGTAAGAGCTCTAGCTGCTGCTACTCCCGTTGATACTGGCGAGACGGCTAGGTCCTGGGGATATGAGATCCATTATTCGAAAGACAAAGTCGAAATCGTGTGGACTAATTCACATATCGTCGGTTATATTCCTGTAGCGATGCTGATTCAATATGGGCATGCGACACGAAACGGCGGTTATGTAAAAGGCCGTGACTACATCAATCCAGCATTAAAACCGATTTTTGACAGGATGTCTAAGGAAACTTGGAAGGAGGTTACGAAGTAGTGGGCACTTCAGTCGATAACAGAATAGTCAAGATGCAATTCGACAACAAACAGTTTGAATCGGGTTGCAAAACTACACTGAATACATTGGATAAGCTTAAGCAGTCTTTGAACTTTCAGGGTGCATCCGACAGTCTGAAGAATCTCGCTTCTGCGGTTAATAACTTCTCGTTTAGCGCGATGCAAAAAGGCGTCGACGTAATGACCAACAAGTTTTCCATGCTCGGGACCATGACCGATCAGTTCATTCGGCGTATAACTGATCAGTTGATGAATGTCGGTAAAATGGTCGCCAGTACGTTTACTATCGACCCGATCAAGTCTGGCTTCGAAGAGTATACGACTCAGATTAACGCCGTGCAGACCATCCTAGCGAACACACAGTCTAAAGGCACAACTATTGACCAGGTTAATGATGCGCTTGATGAATTAAACCATTATGCGGATAAGACAATTTACAACTTTACCGAGATGACGAGAAACATCGGTACGTTTACCGCCGCTGGTGTTGACCTGGATACATCCGTAACCGCGATTCAAGGCATTGCTAACCTGGCGGCAGTTTCCGGTTCAACATCACAACAGGCATCGACCGCAATGTATCAGCTGTCTCAGGCTTTGGCTGCTGGAACAGTAAAACTTCAAGACTGGAACTCGGTCGTTAATGCCGGTATGGGTGGCCAGGTGTTTCAGGACGCCTTGAAAGAGACCGCCAGAGAGTTCGGCGTGGATATTGATCAGATGATCGAGGATGCCGGTTCGTTTAGAGAGACGTTACAGCAAGGATGGCTCACGTCAGATGTCTTAACAACTACGTTGGCTAAGTTTACAGACGAGACTACAGAATTAGGCCGAACCGCAACAGACGCCGCTACTAAAGTAAAGACATTTTCTCAGTTATGGGATACGATGAAAGAGGCTGTTCAGTCAGGATGGACTGAAACGTGGGAGATGATCGTTGGTGACTATGAAGAAGCCAAAGAAACGCTTACTGACGTCAACAACTTCTTTGACAATTTAATCCAGAATTACAATAATGCCAGGAATGAGCAGGTCAAAATCTGGAAACAGATGGGTGGTCGTGAAAAACTTATCAAGTCGTTCTGGAACATCATAGAGGTTATTAAAACGGCCATTGTTCCGGTTCAGAAAGTAATATCTGAGTTCATTCCGAAATATACGGCTGAAAGACTCATGGCATTCACGAATGGGCTGGAGAAGCTGACCGCTAAGATGAAGATGAGCGGAGATACAAGCCAGAAAGTATATCTAGCGCTCAAGGGCCTCGCCTCAATTCTATTCACCGGTAAGTACTTGATCGGGAACATCATTAAGTCCCTAGCTCCGATGGCCAGCGGAGTACTTCCAAAGATTCTTGATTTATTGGCCGAGATAGGAAGCAAGGTAACAAACTTCTTACAGATGTTCGTAAACACTGGTGCCGCTATTAACGTCGTTAGATTTGCTCTTGAAATATTCGGAAATGTACTCGATATAATACGAAACACTGCTAAAGGCGTATACGTTGCCCTGAAAAACGTCATCCCCAACAAAACATTCAAAATGGTACAAAAACTTACCAAAAAAATGGCACAGTTGGGCAGAGCAGTCACGACCATTATCGATGCAAAAGAAGTGTCGAGAATCATGACTATTTTCTCGTCATTGGGCGAAGTCGTGGCTCTTGTGATTGATGTATTTGACGCATTCCTCGACAGTGTTGACCTGAACGATAAGGGCCTTGCCAGATTGGTGGATGCAACACTTGAATTTGTGGCTGCTATCTCATCCGTTGTCGGACAGTTAGCACAGTTTATTCGTAAGTCTGGTGTATTGCAGGCCATTGTTCGAGTTTTGTGTTCGGCCCTGTCAATCGTAATCGGTATCCTTTCCAGATTAGCTAAGGCTATCTCAACTGTCGTGACTATGGTCGTCAACTTCATAACAAAGAATAAAGCAGTTCAAATGATACTGACTGCCGTTAAGAAGCTAATAGACGTACTAGTCAAGGCGGTTGTGAACCTAAAAGACAAGGTCGTTGACATGTTTAAGCAAATCCATCAGTCCGAGGGTGTTCAAAACCTGATTGAGCAGATGGAGCATTTGTGGGAAGTATTCGGCTCGCTTGCATCCAGTCGAATCGAGAAAGCCGCACAGAATTTGGATGGATTCGTGAATGCCGGCTCCAGTTCAACACCGTTCGTTAACTTTGTAAACCTATCATCTAAACTGGCAGGGCATCTAGCGAGTATCGTATCGGTTTTAGCTAGTGGCGGAAACCCGTTTGAAAAGTTAGTAGACGGAATTAAGACCGGAAAGCTCAAAGGGCTGATGTCGATCCAATCGGTTTATTCGTGGTTCGTCACTACAAGCAAAAAAGGCTTCGTAAAAACTGCCATGGTTGAGTTATCGAATGTGGTAGACGGGTTATTTCTTGATACGTTAATGAAAGCCAGTGACGGCATCAGCAGCTTCTTTAGCAAAATCGGGGAGACAATGACAACCACCCACTGGGACAAAGTGATGGAGACGATAACACATGTCATCACTGGTCTGACAGTCGTATCCACGCTTAAACAGGTTAAGAAATCTGTCGAGGCCACAACCAAGGCGTTGAATATTCTATCTGGTTTCCTTGGACAATATGCAAACATAGGCGCTAATGTCAATAAGCTCTTAACCGGATGGACTAATGTTGCGAAAACGGCTCAGCACACACTTCGTGTTAAGATGTTTGAGAGCATTGCCCTCGGCATTGCTGCGTTGGCTGCGTCACTGTGGATTATAGCCCAGATACCAGCTGACCGTCTGAAAGCGAGTGTCGAGACGCTGAGTATTATATTTGCTGAGCTCGTAGCGGCTATTGGGATTCTGAGCTCTCCGTTGTTTAATGAAAAGAAGATCTCTTCAATCGGCGTGGCTTTTGCTGGTATAGGCATCGGTCTGTTAACCATGATTGGTGCTATAAAGCTAATCACAATGCTCGATGCAAGTACGATCGAAACTGGTATGCGGCGGATTCTTGGGGTACTGGTTGCTTTCGCAGTAGCGTCTAGATTGGCAGGTAAAGTGTCTAAAACCTCAGCTATGATTCTCGCTATGGCAGTATCTGTGAACTTGCTGATGCTACCGATGTATGTACTCGGTAAGATGGACAAGGCCACCGCTATTCAAGGTGTCACCGCCGTTATAGCTGTTATGGAGGGATTAGCGTTAGCTGCTCGAATCGGAAACACGGCTGGATTAGACGGTAAGGGCGGCAAAGGTGGCGGCTCATTCTTGGCTATGGCTATCGCTATTGATCTAATCGTCCCGGCTATTTCGATACTCGGCAAGATGGATCGCGAACAAGCTATCCAAGGCTCTTTAATTGTCGTTGGTGTGATGGAGTCGTTGGCTGTTGCCGCCAGAATCGCTGGTAAGAATAAGCAAGGACTGCGTCAAGCCATTGGTGTTGTACTCGAGATTGCAGCTGTAACCGGCTCATTATATATTTTGTCTTCATTAGATCAAAATAGCATCTTAGCTGGCGCTGGGTGTATCTCAGCGGTAATGATTGCTATCTCTGCGGCTACACGTATTATGGACACTAAGAACATAGTCAAGCAGATTGCATTGTTTACCGTTATGCTTGGCGAGGTAGTCGGAGGATTGCTCTTACTTAACAACCTTACGAACCCCGAGAGTCTAAAGGGCATCGCTGACACTATGGCTGAGATTTTACTGTCTATCGCGGTATCCGCTCGGATCATGGGTATGCTTAAGGCTAGCATGCTCGAAGGTATTGCTATTGGCATGGTCGCTGTAGCTGGCTTTATCACTGAGTTCGGCGGCATACTGGTTGCGTTGGCTACCCTCGACAACGTCGTATCAAACGCTACCGGAGGAAAATACACGCTCGAGGGACTGCTTAAGCAAGGTCTTCCCCTGCTACAGACTATTGCAACAGCCATCGGTGATTTCTTCGGTAATATTCTGTCCGGCATTGTAAGTGGCTGGCTTGGAGGTATCGGCGACGGTCTTCCTAAGATAGGCAAGGGCCTGACAGACTTCTGGGAAGAAGCCAAACCGTTTTTCATGGGTGTCAAAACTCTTAGCGATGACGGTATCTTGTCAGGTATTGGCACTTTGGTATCTGCATTTGCTGCAATATTTGGAGCTGAATTCATCAACACACTAGTTAACAACCCTCTCGTCACAGCGTTGAATGGCGGCAAAAACCCATTGAGTGAACTGATGAAAGCTATCGACGTGCTTGTTAACGGCGAGGACGGCGAGGGCGGAATTAAACAGTTTGCCAAAGATTGTGGCGAGATTAATAGTAGTGACTTGGAAAAAGCATCTCTAGCGGCAACAGCCTTGGCCGATATCGCCACAGCCGCAAGCAAAATCCCGAATGAGGGTGGATGGCTTGCCAAAGTATTTGGCGAGAATAATATAGGCGGCTTTGTTGATAAGTTACCAACCGTCGGTATGAAACTAGTAGCATATGCTCGAAACGTAAGCCTATTGACAGACGAGATGATGCAACAGTCTTCAGACGTGATGGATATGCTATCCAAAATATGCAAGACAGCGAAGAGCATTCCAAACAGCGGCGGTTTGATTGCGGATCTTGTCGGTGATAATAACATTGGTGATTTTGTCAGTCATTTACCTGACGTAGCGGTTCAACTCGGTGCATATGCGATGGGTTGCACGCCGATTAGTGACGACATGATTAAGCGGTCAAAGAAAGTCATGAGCATGTTGTCTAATATCTGCGAGACGGCATCACAAATTCCCAATAGCGGAGGAGTATTGGCTGAATGGGTCGGTGATAACGACATAGGCGTGTTTGTCGAAAACTTACCATGGGTTGGAACGTATTTTGCTCGATATATTAACAATATAAAAGGTATATCTCAAACATTGCTCGATAAGTCAGATGCCGTAATGACGTCGCTAAGCAACATAATCACCGTAGCCTCCACTATCCCGAATGAGGGCGGAATAATCTCGTGGTTTACTGGCGATAATAAGATGGATAAGTTCGCCCAGAATCTGACATCTTTCGCGGCATCGTTCATCGAGTACCTGGATTATCTTGACACCAATCTGAACGACCCAAGACAGAATAAGCAAACAATGTCCAACTTAATCACTGAGACAGCACAGAATATAGCTGACATGAGTATGAACCTGACCTCTCAGGGAAATGCTCGAATCGCTTTGTTCGGAAACAACATTAAGACATTTGGCTCAGGCATGGTTACTTATCTAAACGGCATTGCTGACTTGACTTCTGATCATTTCAGAATTAGTAGCTCGGTTGTATCCGCCGGTTATGCATTGAATAAGTTTGCTATCGAAGTTGGAGCCATCGACACCACAAAACTATTGGCTTATGCCATTGGAATAAAGACTTTTGGTCGAAATATTCGATCTTATTACGAAGCCATTAGCGGGATTGACAGCACTGGCTTACAGAGTGTAACGACGCAGGCGGGTGTTTTGATATCTAGAATGGTCGCTATGTCTAATCAGATTGCTAACGCCGGTGATATAAACACGACTAGCTACGACATGAGAATGTTTGGCGCGCGGTTCCAGTCTTTTTATAGAAACATCACGGATACTGATGCAAGCGCTGTTACATCTGCTGTCTCCTCAATCAACAAGGTCATAGACTCGTTTAAGAAGATGAAAGAGGTTGACTCGTCGGTAGTCGATAACTTCGGTTCGTCGTTGAAGAACATCGCGAAGCAAGGAATTGACAACTTTGTGAAAGCATTCCAAGATTCGTATAACCAAGTAAGCCAGGCAATCAGTGGTTTCATCACGAGAGTTCAAAATGAAATTAATTTTAGACGAAATAACGTCTGGAATACATTCTTTGATCTCGGCCAGTTTGGCAGTGAGGGATTTGAGAGCGGCTTGACTAGCAGATTAAGCTTTGTGAGCGACGCTGCACGAGAGATTGCTAACACTGCATTGAATTCTGCGCAGGAGGCATTGGATTCTCACTCACCTTCCCGTGAGACAATGAAACTCGGCGAATACTTTAGTCAGGGTATGGCGATCGGTATCATGAACCTCGGCGATTCTGTCGAGACTGCTGGTCTCACGATCGGAGATAAGGCTAAGATGGCGTTGGCTGAATCTCTTCACGAAATCTCAGCTATTGCGAATAACGACTTGTCGATCGATCCGACCATCAGACCGACCGTTGACCTTGGCGGCGTGTATTCTGGAGCTAGTACAGCGTATGGCATGTGGAACGCTACGTCTACTGTCATGTCCAGAATGGCGTCTAAGGGTGTGAATGCAATGTTTACTCAGGAAGACACCTACGACGATACGAACATCGTCAACGCAATCTACGATCTCAAGACCGATGTCCAGACACTGACTCAGGAAATGGCTAGCATGCAAATGGTCATGGATACCGGCGCAGTTGTGGGACAGTTGGCTAAGCCTATGAACACGGCGCTTAACAAGATTGCCGTATATAAATCAAGAAGAAACTAACATAATAAGGAGGGTTACTATGTATTGGCACGAAGGATTGGAAATGACCAAAGAGCACTCGATTACATTCTTTGACAATTCTGGGCTCACAAACTACCCGGACAAAGACTACGATCAGGGCAACGATCATACCATGTATTTCTCTCAGAATACAGCTTCGGACTGGGTGCTGGTGCCCTCCGATAGACCTGTCATCTCGTCTCCGTCCGTCAAGACTCATACTGCTGAGCTGGCTGGCGGCTACGGTAAGATCGACATGACATATGGCCTCACCGGTTATCAGTTTTTTGATAATCGGACGGGGTCTGTCGAATTCATGGTTATGAATGTTCGCCCATGGGATGTCACGTATTCCACTGTCTCTGGCTATCTGCATGGCAGACGAATCAAGGCTATTCTCTGGGATGATCCGAACTTCTATTACGAGGGCACTGCGAGCATTAATCAATACAAGACTGATCAACATTGGTCTAAGGTCACGATTGATTATGACTTCAAACCGTTCAAAATGGAAGTAACAGACACATCTCAAGAGGAGCTCTGGGATAACTATGATTTCGAGAGACACTGTACAATCAACGATTTAGTGTATAACATTCCAAGTACTACGACTCTAAGCGGTCCAAGTTACACGACAGCACCGTCTAACGCCTACATGATTAATTTTGCCAGACTACCGAAGCTGATATTTACGGATTCCGATAAGAGCTCTGGTAAATTTGTGCAAAAAATGAATGATACAACATCAGTCAGCATGGAAGATCTACTCTATGGTAATCCGCTTGGGCGGGCTCCGATTATTCCGGAGATTAGACTGAGCGGTTCGTCTAACGGCAATGTCCGACTATGTGTTCAGGTCATTAACCAGGAACGAAGACTATCCTCGGATGTATTCGTGTTTGAGAATAATGACAAGAAAGACACATATCGTTCATTCACAAGAAATTCATTGCAACTATCAATGATTAATGCGAATAACTCGTGCATCCTAAAGCTGTGGTATTTCACGGACAAGGATTCAAGCGAGTCAACAACATATTTTCCGCCGGATAAGCCGGTACAGTTAGTATTCAGGAGGAGGTATCTGTAATACATGTTTTCGGTTTACTTGTGCAACAGTGCGTACGTAAAAGATCGTATTCTAATTTACGCTGATGAACGATCTGACGAAGACGAACTGAAATTAATTGGCCCAAAACTTACTATGGAGGTAAATCAAGCTGGTTCGTTCGAGTTCGGTATCCCAGTTGGCAATGCTGGATACGATGATATCGAGCCTATGATTAGTGAGATTCTGGTTATGCGGGAAGATCCGGCAACTGTATCCGCTAAGAGATGGCGTGGAGGCATTCTGTGGTTTGGGCGAGTGATCTCAATGACTACCGACGTCTGGAATACAAAGCAGTGTTATTGTGAGGGCGGCCTGTCGTATTTGAATGATGTCATCGCGACGAGCTTCTCTACGAGCAGAAACTTGTCATCTGTCTCCATCGGCGAGGCTTTAATGACTAGGACTAAGAACTCAGTTGAGAAAGTCCATTATAACGTCTATCCAGATCACGACTTCTCCGGACAGATGCGCAAATACTGTCTTACGAATTATGGATCGAACGTCAAGGATCATTATCTTAAATACCTGGGTTTTGCGTCATACTATGATGCGACCAAGAATTATATTTGGACAGTCGAGCCTGTGATCTATCAATATGGTGACGATACCAAGCATTACTATCAGCGAAAACAGGGCTTGTATGTGTGGAACGACCTGTCTATCCTCGAGCTGATCACGAATGTAGTTGGGGACGATGGATATTATTGGATGGAGAAAGGCGAAGTAACTGTCGATGACTACACTGACGCCATTATGGTCAACCAACTCCATTTGACCCAGTCATACGCCGAATTCAATGAAGATCGTCATCAGACATTCCATATCGGTGAGAATATTATTGACTATGTCAAAGAAGACGATATGACTGATATTTATACGGCAGTGCATCCGTACGGAACGGCTGACGGCGACGACCACACGACTACACTGCACTTCAGCACAGACGAATACTACACGACGACTAACAAGCAAATCAAGCTTAAATACAGTAAAGACTATCCTGGCATAATCTATCGTCCTGATTTGGTCAAGCGCTATGGCATGGTCGTTAAGAATCTCGATGTCGGGTCGTATTACGCTCAGGAACAGCTAGTTATGTATACTCTGTCGTATTTCGACTCCCAGAATTTAATTGAGACTACGATCGAAAAAGATGGAAAGACAAGGATCATAACATTCCGAACACTGGAGATAAAAGCTGCTGATATGGGTATGATGGGTGCTGACTACTCCATGATTCAGCTGATGGATCCAGTGCATGTAGTCTCTGAGATTCACGATGTCGACCTGTATGCGAATGTTACGAAAATTGAGATCGACTTGCAGTCGCCAGAGAACTCTATCTACACGATTAACAGCTCCACGACCGGTAGCTCAATCTACAATGGTACGGGGTCGAGTGTGACAGGTGGAAGCACTCCGGCCGGGTCTAGTTATCGTCATCCAAGACATACGGCTCATGAACTGGGCCTGTGGAAGATCGAGAACGACAACTTAGGCCATGTAACCAACGCTCAAGCTGTGAATAAGAAAGACATCACAGACCTCGGTATTCCTGGTGAGGATACGAACACCACGTATGAACTGTCAAAAGACGGAAACACAATCAAAATGACAGGATCTGATGGTTCGACTTCTGAGGTTGAGGTAGAGGGTGGCTCTGATACGACTTACACCCTGACTAAAAACGGGGACAAGATTACATTGACCGGGTCTGACGGCACGGCATATACCGTGGATGACTCAGATACCGTATACACACACCCGAAGTTCACAGAGTATGCAAATGGACTCTATAAAGTCACAGTAAACGATGAGGGTCATGTGACTGAGGCCGTAGGCGTAACCAAAGACGATATTACGGCGTTGGGAATACCGGGCGAAGATAATGATACGACATACATCATATATTCTGAACCGGTCGATGGTAAATTAGAGATCAAAAGAAAAAAAAATGTAAACGGAAGTTTCGTCGATCAGCTTCGCATTGCGTCCATTACTTGGTACGGATCCTCTGCGTTGAGAGACGACAGTATAACATTCAGCGGATATATGTATGGTATAATGTTTGATGGCGAGTCATATGCTCCGACCACCTCTGGAGCGATAGGGAATCAACTAAGCGTAAAAATAACCCCAACAGGGGCAACCGGAGTTTACGGTCACACTGTTTTGAACGCTACGTACCCGTCGTCTAACACCTTTACTCTTACATCTAGCATAGAATCCGCCCCTGCAAAATGGAATTCGATAACAAACCCAACGCGCGTTAAAATCGGATATGATACGAGCACTGGCAGCGCCGAACTGATCACTGATTTTGCGAACGATATCCTGGTGCATAATGTTGTTGGTCACGATAATAATACCGTAACTGGCAAGAAAAATTTGGTAGAAGGTTCTGGCAACACGGTATCTGGTAATAGCAATCTGGTTGGCGGCTCGTCTAACACCGTGACAGCTATCGAATCGATTGTAAACGGAGGTAGTAATACTGTTGGCGGAGAACGAAATGTAGTAGTCGGAGCAAGCAACACAGCATCTGGTATAAACTGTGCAACATTTGGTCACGGCAATGTCAATAAGTCAGACCATGGTTTTGTTGTCAATTTCGATAACACTCTGACTGAACACGCGGCCAGCAGTACTGTTACTGGATATGTTAACTACTGCGACGCGACGTGCCAATTTATTTGCGGACGATACAACAAAAAAGATCCTGGTGTATACGATACGGGTTGGAAAACATACTACGGCAAATACGCTCTGATCGTCGGAAATGGCGGTAGTACTGAAGAAAGATCTAATGCATTCGCAGTGGATTGGGACGGGAATCTGTGGTGCGGGAATGACACTACGTCGTTAAATGCGCAGATCAAGTCCAAAGCTGAATCCACAGAACTGGCTAAGTATCTGCCATTGACTGGTGGGACGATGAGTGGCAATATTAATTTAGCTACAAACCAAGTCGATCTGCTCGTCGGATCACAGCCAGCAACACAATCTATAGCCCCATCGGCAGTAGCTGGTGGGGCTATAGGTGCAAAAATATCGTTCGGCGTTGGTGCCCCAGCAAGAAAATCTATAGTCGGAACTTGGCTCGATGAGAACAATATATGGCACGACATAATTTCTGTTCGGCATAGGAATGGACACGGAGATGGAACAAACTATGGCATGTATTTACGGTCTTTGCTAACGGCCGGCGGCAATCTGATCTGGAACAAGCAGACAGCGGCTAATACCTGGCAGGGCGAACGGGCATTGTTGGACACCGCAAATTACAGTACCTATGCCGCCAAATCTGACCACACACACGCTGCTATAACCAATAGATCTCAATGGGCTAGCGGAGCCAATAACGCCGCGCAATGGGTGAGATTAGGCACCGTGGTATCATCGGGAAATTTTTCCACAGCGGTCATTAGTGTGTGGAGTGGTAACGGAGCAAACGGAAACGCTTCGCAAAATAGCTGGTTTGAAATTCATATAAAAGACGGATGGCAGTCCACAGAATCATCAGCCAACGCCTGCGGCGTTACGGTATATCGAACCCATTGCAGCACAGTCAAAGTTAAAGTAATACCCACAGCGCACAACACTTATACCGTCTGGGTATATCTACCTTGGCCATATTGGAATGGTAATTATGCTGTAACCGGCAAATATTCATCTTGGACACCACAAGTTTTAAAACAAACAGCAGAACCGGACGGCACAGCAGCCGACACTGCCTACTATGACCAAGCATTCCTTACCAGCACAGTAGCCAACGCCACCGCCTGGGACGGCCTAACACAGGACTGCGATACCTACAATTCCGCAGACACATGGCTGCTAGTGAAAAACGGGAATAAAATTCAGCACCGGCTATCCTACGAACTGGTGGTAAAACAGGCTGCTACGTTGACTGAAACCGCGTGGACGGCCGTGCCGACGACAGGCGCTGCAGCTATGTCCAATAACCGTTTGACTTACAAAAAAGTCGGACAGATTGTATTCGTGCGTGGGTCTATCGTATTCTCAGCAGCACAGTCAGCACCGTGTGTTGGAACATTACCCGCTGGTTATAGACCAGATCAAAAAATGTATATGACCGGATGGCAAGGTGACAAAGTAACAGCATTTGGCATTGTGGTTAATTCTAGTGGTAAAATCAACTTACAAGCCCCGAGCAGTTCAGCTGGATGGTTTGATACGACGCGTTCGTTTTATGTAGACATTTCATTTTGCGTAACCTAAGAAGAGGTGAATAAATTATGGCTGATATTTTGCCGACAGCTCAAGGGACTCTTGCCGGAGACATTGAGCAGATTAAAGAAGCTCGGTTTGGTCGAGATGTGAGGGCGTCTATTGCTGAGGCGTTCGAGCTTATCGGCGGAACTGGCGGTATGATTGAGAAGATCGCCAGTTCCGTTACCGAGCAGGAGAATAAATTCACTGATATTTTGAGAGACAACACCACTGGATGGATTTCGGTTGGCGGACTGTATCCGATTTATCAGTGGCTTGACGGGACCACTTCACTGGACAAGGTGACAGCTGACCCGTCTCTCAAGGGTACTGACGTGACTATCAATGGAGATATTTACACATACTCATCGTATGAAGGTACGCCGGGTGCTCTCGTGTTTAAGGAGCATCAGACAAGCTCTACGCCGTCTGGCTTCGCAAACAAATATGGTCACCCCCTTGCCTGTGGATATTCTTATAAGGGTAACAAGGGCGAGCGATTAAGACTGTTTAACACAGATGAAGAGCTAATCCAAGCAGACGATGACGGTGATCTCGAGCAGTGTGCAATCCTGTATGATCCGAACTATGGCGTGAAAGGCTTTAGGACTGACGCTGATACTAAGGTTTATATTCAGGATTTGCTGGACCGAATCGCTGCATTGGAAGCGAAGGTTAAATAAGGAGGTGCCAAATGCCAAAACCTTATACTAGCCGAGCAGAATATTATTACGGTGCCTTAACTGAGGGATATTCTGGCGATTTGCCCAGACCTCAGAGCCGTGAAGACTATTATCTGCTCAAGCTGATTGAAAAGATGAATCAGTCTCAGGGACAGACTGTGTTTACACCAAAGGGCACAGTTCAGAACGTAGCTGCATTGCCAAGCCTGTCAGACGCTACCGCCGGCGATATTTACAACATTAAAGTCGACTCCAAGACCACCTCTGACTTTGTAGAAGGCACTGGTGTCACAATCAAAGGTGGCTCAAATGTCTATTGCGTTCTCGACGACAACGACCAGAAGAAATGGGATTGTCTAGGTACGACTTATGCTGTAGACTATGCGCTCGACCCGAGTAGTGGCTCCCCAATTGCGAATAACGCTGTCTGCGCAGCGATCGATAATGTGGTCGATCAGCTGAATCCAGTGATCGTAAACCAGACTAAACGAGTTCACATTCCAGAATTACTCGATGGACAATGCTGTAAGATATTAGATATCGATGGAAATTTTGGAACTTTCGGAGTTGTGATTTTAGATTTCGAAACAGTAACTATTAACGAGCCGGACCATCGCCCGTGCCGAATCGTATTAACAAACAGCCATAAACCGATTTTTATGACGCAGACGATGGACAATTTTACTTTTGGCGTTGTGTATGATAAACATTTACCAAAATCATTATATATCATTTCTGAGAGATCGTCTGAGATTTATTTCGATATGCATGCTCGAGTATGTAATTATTGCGAGACGGCATTATCTGCTCCATTGTCTCCGAAGCTAATTGAGGAACCATCTATCGTTGAGACGAACTCCATAACTTTTGACTATACGGGCATGACGGCGGTTCGAAAATTTATACCGATGCCAGACTCAGAAGCAACCGGAGGAGCAACAGCTTATAGATGGCCCAGTGGCGGTTACTTGTCTATTAATATGAAAAACGTAACATGCTCGGCCGGGGATGGCGTTGCGATCTATGATGCCGCTGCAGATACCGGAGGATCTGGATGGATGTTTACCGATGAGATACACACGTGCTATGATCCAAACACGTTAAAAACTTATCATTTTATAGTAGCACTTGTTACTAACGGCTCTTCGCTCACAACCGGAATTTTGATGCTGGACGCCTGTACCGGGGCTAACTTGGTCGGAACCTGTCCGATTACCATACAATATTCAGCATAAGGAGGATACCAAACAATGGCAAAACATTTGATGGAGGTCGGAATTGATGGCGGGTGCCTGTGGGTATTCGCTTGGTCTGAGATTAAGATATTTGGGAAAACACTCAAGTATCATCGTCGAAAGATCCAAATTACAGAGCAGATGTGGCTTCTGTTTCAAGAGTATATTGACCTGTAATTCGTGATATTTACAATGCCTATAATGAGACCATGGAAAGGAGGTCTGTGAAATGGAGATTAAAAAACTTAAAATCTTCAGCAAGAAACAAGATTTGGAGGTGGAGACATTCCGAGAAGCTCGAAGCGAAGCATTGGATGAACTGCGTGCAAATCCGATTGAAAGTGACGAATTCAAACAGGGCGTTGAAAACCTGGAGAAACTCAATAAGGTAGTTTTGGATATCGAGGAATCGAAGAAAAAACAGCCTAAGGAGATTCCCTGGGAATTCATCGCAGCCTGTGTTGGAGGAGCTGTTCAAATCGGATGCACGTTTTTAATCGTGTTTGCCGAGAGCGACGGGGTTGTAAACTCCAAGGCCATGCAATTCTTGAAGATGAGAAAGTAATCTTATAGCCGAAAAGAAATGGTTAAGCGAAAGGGTTCGTGATATTTACACGGGCTCTTTTGTTTTGCCGTTTATCGCTATTTTTACAACCCATATAATGAAGCGGAGACGCTATCAAATATTTTTTGGAGGTTTTAACATGCGAGTATATTTTGTTGACGGAGAACTGGTTAGAGAATACGACTCTACTGGCGAGAAAATTAAGTACAACGCCAAGAAAGTATTCAGAAAAACAGGAGAGTGGGCTAAGTATCATAAGAAAGAAGTGGCGGCTATCACTACGACTGTTGCGGTTGCTGGAATTAAGATTATTGGTACGAAAATGTATCGAAAGCTTAATCCGACAAACGCACAGATCGAACGAGATAGAATCGACCATACATATTATGATCCGTCTAGCGGACTGCACTGGGATCTGAAACGGCGTTTAACTAATTTGGAACGCAGTAGAGTCGACGAGGCCAGACGAAACGGAACACCCGTATACGACATCTTAAAAGCTATGAAAGTTTTGAAGAAGTAAACTGCTTACGACTGAGGCATCGTGATATTTACATGGTGTCTTGGTTTTCGCCCTCGCGGAATCGACAAGGTGTATAACGAGAGGATTGAAGTGGGAGTACCCACAGAATAGGAATAACCGTAGACCGCCCGTTTCGGCGGGAGACACCAGTTGGAAGCTGGTAAAACAATCCCTCTTATTTTTCGCAGATTTTACAAACCCTTTAATGAAAGGAGTTGGTCAAAAATGACTATATTTGATAAAATCGAAGTAAAATTGGCACAATTTGCAACTCTCTGCACCTACATTTTGCTGAGTAAACGCTGGTTTGCTTGGTTGATGAAAGTGCCGGTGTTTGTATTATTTGTATGCGTGTGGGCTATTACCCGCCCATATGAATGGACATACGGCCTGGTACGTACTCATCATTTAAAAGCAACTGACGAGTTTTATGAACAAGCGTTTTTTTTTTCGCGAGTATTACAATGGGTATAATGAGGAGGTGAAAACAATGGCAAAACTGACAGACGTAAAATCAGTTATCGGGATTCTTGTTGGAATTACATCTTTAGCAACTGGCACGATCCAAGTGATCAAAAACGCCAGAGACTTGAAGAAGAGCGTAGACGAAGACAAAGAAGATAATACGATCGAATTGACAGAGGAAGACGTAACCATCGTAGAGTAACGGACTATGGCTAAGGCATCGTGATATTTACGCGGTGTCTTGGTTTTTTTTTCGCGAGTATTACAATGGGTATAATGAGGGGGAATTGGTAGCATAACTAGTTCAATGCGCGCACATTGTGTGAGAAAGCGGACTAAGACTCCGTGCGATCCCTCTTATTTTTCGCCCTCGCGGAATCGACAAGGTGTATAATGAAGAGGAAACTCTACTAATTACATTTTGGAGGTATTTTATTATGAAAAAGGTTATTATTATTGCGGCTTTAGTGATTATGGCACTGGGCTCTGTGGGCTGTTCGGCGGTGACAAACGTCGAAGAATTACATACGAGCAATGGTGTAACATATCGTTATGAGCGCGATTCTGATGGCAACATTATTCATGAGTATCGAATTGAAGAGATTACAGAGGATTAACTAAAACAAGAGACTAAACTCGAAAAAGAGCAAGGTCTCTTCGTTTTTCGCTAAAAATACAACTCCTATAATGAAGCCATAGGCTATGAAATAAGGAGGTCATTTGACATGAAAACGATCATTGGTATTTTGGTAATTGTATTGCTGATCGCGTGTATTCGCGCAGTGAGAAAATTCAGAAAGAAACTTTGAAAGGAGAAAAGCCGATGAACTATTTATTGGTTATTGCCGTGGTGTGCATCGTTTTATACATGTTCACGAATAAAGATAAGTAATGTGTAAAAGCTAAGACATCGTGATATTTACATGGTGTCTTGGTTTTCGCCCTCGCGGAATCGACAAGGTGTATAATGAAGAGGAAACTCTACTAATTACATTTTGGAGGTATTTATTATGAAAAAGGTTATTTATGGTGTAGTATGTGCTATCACTGTGATTTGTGCGGCATTAGGTGGAAACCAGATGGATACAAACGAACGTAACTTGAATACATACACTCGACAGAAGAATGCTGTCGTACTGCATGAGGTTCAAGAATACAGATTCGTTTGCTCTGATCTGATCAACCTGTACGACGAAAACGGCGTAGAACACATGATATTCCGAAGCTGGAATCATGAAGTAGCTGGAAAGTAAAAAGAGTTTTAAGAGAAGTGGAGGCTTTGTGGACAAGAGTTTACAAGGTCTCTTGCTTTTTTTCGCAAATTTTACAACGCCTATAATGAAGAGGAAACTCTATTCATATTTTTGGAGGTATTTAATTATGAACGTAACAACACATATGATCGAACTGGGTAAAGCATCTGAGAAACTCAGAAGAATTCTTAATTTTGTTCCGGATGGAGCATTGAGAGATGAGGCTGAGGAACTTCTCGAGAATGGTATTTACGATTACAGTCGAGCAATTGTTGAGATTGCAGAAGATGCTATCAAAGAAGACATGAAGAACGGTTTGTTCTAAGACAACGGAGGTCTTGTGAGAATTATATTTTACAAGGCCTCTGGGTCTTTGAGAATGGAGGTACGAACATGGAGAAATGGCAAGAACAAATAAAAAGCATCATTGAACGGAGGCAAAGACAAATTCTAGTCCACAGTATAATCTACTATAGATACGACCAAAATATTATCGATGACTATACATGGAGCAAGTGGGCCAAAGAATTGTACAATATACAATTAGCGAATCCTGAGATAGCAAAAAGCACTGCGCTATACGACATCTTCCAAGACTTCGACTACTCGACTGGCTCTAACTTACCAATGGATCATGAGTGGGGAAACGCGATTGCTATACGTCTAATGAGATACCATGGACTCGCATAAATTACAAGTCCTATAATGGACGGATAACCGTAAACTTTATATTTTGGAGGTTTAATAATGAAAGAGAAAGTTGGAATTATTATCGTTTCGAACACTAAGTGGTGCGACATGAAGGACATCAAGAGTAAATTGCGTCGGGTTCAATTACTGGACTTGATCGCGACCGAGCTCGACGGTGCTCCATGCATCATGTTCTTTACACGAAGTAACGAACCGGATTTTAACTTGACAGTTGGGGTATTGGAACTGCGATACGAAGTAAAAGGAATTTACGACATCTGACAAACGGAGAGATCTGTGATATTTTCACGGGTCTCTTTTGTTTTTTCGCAGATTTTACAATTCCTTTAACGAAGAGGAAACTCTATCTATATCATTTGGAGGTATTTTATTATGGAAGCAACTATCAGAGAAGGACTGCCAGCGATCTTCGAGTATGAAACACAGTGGCACGAGAGTCACGACGACGGCGGAATCTTGAGACTAGATATTGACGACTTGCGTAAAGCCGAGATCGGCAAACGCTGGGAGATCGAGGATGTCGATAGATATCCAAACGCGCGTAGATTCTTCAACGTGTCATACACAAAAGTATACGAAGATGATCACGGCATCTTGGTAATTTTCCATACTGAGGAAGACGATTCAAGTGAAGCGATTTGGGTAACGCTTTAAAGACAACGGAGGTCTTGTGAGATTTATGTTTTACAAGGCCTCTGGGTCTTTGAGAATGGAGGTGTTTAAATGAAGATTATTGCTTATACACTACTGGCCGTCGTGTTGATCATTCTGTTCGCAGCAATAGAGATTCTAGTTCACGGTCTATTCCGTATAGCTTGTCTGATCGGATTGATATTCTTGGGAGTTGCAATGTTTCATCAGATTAACAGTTAATACTCGCGAAAAATACAACGCCTATAATGAAGAGGAAAGGTTAGCTCAGTGGTAGAGCGTCAGACTTCGGTCTGAAGAAACTGGTTCAAATCCAGTACTGATCCTCTTCTTTTTTTCAACATTATATTATTCAGGAGGTATTTAATCATGAAAGCATTCGAAATCATCAAACCGGTTACCAAGTTTGCTAAAGATCATTCAAATGTGATTCTTACAGTAGCCGGTAGTGCTGGGGTAGTTGCTACGACACTCAGCGCAGTCAAGGACACCAAAAAGCACGAATTGAGCATCGCTGACGCCGAATACGAGTGGTCTAAGCGAGACACAGACGAGCCCTTGCCAAAAAAAGACAGACTCGTAGTAGCTCTGAAATCTTATTGGCCTACAATCATTCTTGGTGCGGCGACAGTCACTTGCTTCGTGGCAAACGGTGTAATCTCAGAGAAGAAGCTTGCTGGGCTGGGAACTGCGTACAATGTTGCGGTGACTAGTTTCAACGAGTACAAGAAAACCGTCGGGAAGAGACTCAAGGAGACTGATATTTCTGAAATGAAGAAAGAAGAGTCTCAGAACGAGGTCGTATCTCAGACAGGCGAGACGGTAGAGAAAGAGCAGAAAATTATTCGGACCGGCAAAGGCGAGACATTATTCAAGGAACCTATTTCGGGACAGATGTTTTACTCGAGTCCGGAAGAGGTTAGAGACGTCATCAATGCACTGAACGCTGATATTTCTCAAGGAGCAGCACAGACGCTTAATGACTTGCTGGATGGACTTGGGATTCAGACATCTTCACTCGGAGATGATTTCATGTGGGACGTGATGGAGACCGGTAACATTTCTGTCGTGTTCGATTCTGGTGTGTATATGGGTCGCGAGCCTTATATTTTATTGGACCACAGAAACATGCCGATGTATATGGCCCCGGCGTTTCGCTAAAATTACAACTCCTATAATGAAGGCGAGAGTCTTACATTATTTTGGAGGATAAGATTTATGAAAACAGTTAAGACTAAGCAAAGACAACGGGGTCTTGTAGGATTTATGTTTTACAAGGCCTCTGGGTCTTTGAGAATGGAGGAGAGAATGGAGGAGAAAACAAATGAGCCACGGAGAAGATTACGCATCTATGATCGACACGATTCGACATATCAGTCAGGATGTTGATATTCTTAGATTAAAACTGGCATCAATGAGTGATTATACGAACGTGGGCGAACGACGAGACGAAATAAAAGCAATCTCGCGCTCATTGGCAACCGCATCTCGGATTTGCGGTGATGCTTATATTGATCTGGTCAGACTCGAAATGGAAGATAGGGAGGACTTTTTAAATGGCAACAGTAAATAAAGATAATTTTCAGAAGAAGACGACTGCGAAGAAAGAGAGAGCAAAACTTTCTTCTGTGGTTACGACTGGAAAAGTAGAGGCTAAGAAGCCTACGATCAAGTCTAAGCTGGCAGATGTATTCCTGTCCGAAGAGAGAGGTAATGTTGGCCAGTATTTGATATTTGACGTGCTGATTCCGGCGATCAAGGATACTGTCTACAATCTCGGTCGTGCGGCATTGGACATATCGTTTTATGGCGAGAGCAGACGTTACACGAATCAGTCGCAAACTGGCTCTACGTACAACTATAGCTCGTACTACAAGCCGAATTATTCTCAGCCCCAACGAAATCAGCCAAGCGATCGTTATGCGCATATTCACAGAGAGGGTGTATTCCAGTTCGATACCATCGTATTCGGTATGAGAGCTGAGGCACAGGAAGTGCTTGACTGTCTGGTTATGCGGATTGTCGATAGCGATTATGCTACAGTGGCTGACTTGTATGATCTGATCGGACGGACTGCAGACTTCACCTTGGAGCGCTGGGGCTGGTATAATCTTGATACGGCGTATGTGACAAATGTACGAGGCGGATTTGTGATTCGCCTGCCCAAGCCACAACCGATTAAGTAAACTATATTTTTGGAGGTATACTAAGATGAAAATCGAAAGAACAAAAAAATCAGGTACTAGACCAAATGATGGCTGAGGTCGATGCACTCGGCAACACTGCGGCTAAGCTGGTGAGCGAGTTATCTGTCAATGGATTAGATGCTGACCTCGACGACGCCTACGACTGGATGCTCAAGGTGGCTGAACTGAGGCGTGCGATGAAAGCTGTTAGAGGTGCATTCTATGCTAATAACATCAGGGGTCTAATCGATACGGTGAATAATATGAACGATGCGGACGGAGAAAGAATATATAACCTTCTTAACGCTTCATTCGATAAAAGATCTAATCGCTAAAAATACAACTCCTATAATGGAGACCTAGAGTCTACTAAATATTTTTGGAGGTATTTATTATGGAGATCAAAGAAACTGTAAAAACTAAGCTGGTACATGCGAAAGACGAGTTTGTAGCATTTGCTGCGGAAGTTATGCCATATGTTACTATCGCGATTACATGCGGTACAATAACATACGTGGCGGCAAAGGCTTCTTACATTAAGGGCTATAATCAAGGTTTGTGTTCCGGTGCTCGGCATGGTAAAAATGCAGTGATTGAGATCATCAATGATCTCGCAAAAAGTGTAGAAACTAAGTAACATAAGGCGGAGGCTTTGTAGACAGAAGTTTACAAGGTCTCTTGCTTTTATATTTCGGAGGTACGAGTTATGAAAGATGTGAACCAATATCGAAATGAGTTGGTGGGTCAAATCAGTACGGAAGTTATGATGAAACTGCCGGATCTAATCTCTAAGAAGATGGATCAGTTCGAAATTGATTGCGACGCCAAGACTGCTGAGGCTATGATTGAGATTTACACAGAGGGCTTGAACGAGGGTCTTTTTAGGGCGACGCAGGTTATGCAAAATGCGATGCTATACAAAGCAACTAAAAATTTACTGGAGGGAAACGAGAATGAATGATATTCGTGAACTAACAGATCCAATCGCAAAGAAAAACGGAAAAGAGCTTGTTTCTGTTGTGGCTATCGAGGAGTGCTCTGAGCTACAGAAAGAAGTCACAAAGATGATGCGTGAAAACGGAAACAAAATGAATCTGCTAGAAGAAATGGCAGATGTTTATATTTGCTTGGCTGAGCTTAGACAGTGTTATGGCATCACGGACCATGACCTGAATGCTATGATCATGCGAAAAATCACAAGAACATATGCTCGAAAAAGCATTTTGCCCGGACCTAAGGAGGGTGCTAAATGAAACTAAGTGGTGTTCCAAACGAGACGGCGGTTAGGCTCGAAGACCTGCGCCTATTTTTATGTAGACGAATCGCCGACAGTCCGTATACGCAAAGAGACCTGGCTGAGTCCGCTAATGTATCACAGTCGTCAATCGGGCGGTATACAAGAGGAGAGATCGATAGTCCATCACTGGAGTGGATTGTAAGGGTATTCAAAGCTCTTGGCATTTCGGTCGATATTCTTCTTGATTTTATCTATTAAAAACGGAGGTATACACAAATGAAAGTTGAAAACCAATCATACGAGATCATGAATTATATTTCGAAAGACGGCAAAGACGAACTAAGACTCATCGAGGAAGCCGGACGGATTTGCTATGGTAGCCCAATGAGCAGTTCTTTTGATAACACCAAGCAGTTTGTAAAGGGACTGATCAGCAGAGGGCACGAATCTGTGCTGGAGCATTCTTTGCTGGTAGTGAAGCTGAATACAAATCGTGCAATTGCTAACGAGCTGGTACGCCATCGTCATGCTGGATATTCTCAGGCGTCTACTCGCTATATGAACTTCACAAGAGAACGCTTCGGAGCAGAGATCACAGTGATTGACAATCCGTATCTGGACTCTATTGCTCATGGCGAATGGGTTCGAGCTATGGAGACTTGTGAAGAGACGTACTACCGAATGATCATGGAAGACGGCTATAAAGCTCAGGATGCTCGTGGCGTGTTACCTCTCGACCTCAAGACGACCCTAGTCATGTCCGCAAACTATCGCGAATGGAGACACATCTTCAAGCTCCGCACAGACAAGGCTGCTCATCCGCAAATGAGAGATCTGATGATTTCTCTGCTGTTTGACCTAAAGGGACGAATCCCAGTGATATTTGACGATTTGGGGGTAGAGCTGTGAAATACGAGATAATGATGGCTGTTTTCTTCGCCGTAATTGCTTTTATCGTTGTAGATACTTTATTGAAATAGGGGGAACGAAAATGCTAATCGTAGTATTATTTCTATTTATAGTTTTGCAAATTTTGATAATTAACTGGACGTATAGTCGTTATGACGACTGCTTGGATCCTAAAGTCAAAGATCGAGCTTTAGCTATGTTGGTTCTTTTGACGTACCTGTACACCATATTCATAACCGAATGGAGGCTGTAATGACTGTTCTGAATATCATCACGGTGACAGCACTTATATTGCTAGTAATGATGACTAACAAATGGGAGATCGAAGAATCGGAGGTAGATGAATAATGGCTGGAGCTTGCAGTATTTGTAAAAATACAGGTGAGACCATTAAGTACGTCAAGGACATGCGTGAATATAACTTATGCAGAAACTGTCTAAAAGAAGCGTTGCACCAGTGTGGCATGTCTAAATTGTTTTGTAGTACAGTTGCTTTTAATAAAGCATGCTTGGAAGACTGCAAAAGATACATGCGAGGTGAGGAATGATGAAGACAGTAATCTGTGATATTTGTAAGGAACGAGACGCAGATCATAGTTTCAAAGCCAAGTATAAAGTAGGAGGCTGGCGTCATATCGATATTTGTGAAAAGTGCTTCCAAATGTTAATGGAGATTCGGAGGGAGGAACAAAATGAACGCACGTATAAAAAATAACGCAACGGTTCTTAGCCCGGATGAATACGTGAAAATGCAAAACGATATTTACAGAACTGCTCTCGAGGATGGTGTTAGGCAGGGTATCGCAGCTTGCTTATTGTGCTTGAACATGCATTATGGATGGAAAGAGAAGCGGATTACTCGTTTTGCTGGAGGGGTGCAAGATATTTTAAATCTGCCAAGTGTCTTAGGTAGAGACATTGACGGCAACACGGTTGTCGAATACTTGCAAAATGAATTCGGCATTGACGTGGACGAACTGGAAATGAAAGTGGAGGTGTGACTATGACAAAACTCATTATTGTGTCAATCGTTTTTCTCGTCTCTCTGATTCTAATTACATTCGGATTCGTAGCGCAAGTCGAGCAGGGTCCAAATGGCGAATTCCGAGACAAAGACGTAAAAACTTTCGTCAAGATGATCGTAGGAAATGCTTGTTTGTTCGGTTTCGTAACCGGGCTGATCATTTCGAATGTTATAATTGGGTAGGGGAACAGCGATGTATGAGCACGTAATAGATGCTAAAGGTAACGGTACCTTTAAAACACGATGTGATCTATGTGGAATCTTTACTGGCGAACAGAATTATATTCTGTCTACTAGGCTAGACGGTCCTGTTGGGGCACACCACTACATCCATGCTATCATGTGCAAAAAGTGTTACAAAAAATTTGCAGACATGATTGATTTGTGGAAAACAAAAAATAAGAAGAAAGAGAATGGAGGCAAATAAATGACTTGCAAAATGTGCGATATTTGTGGGACTATTTTTACTCAAGAACGAAGTATTGTGTTCTTTGACGGTTTAAACTCAGTGGGTAGTTATGATATCTGCAATTATTGTGCTTCAAAGCTGATTAACTACCTAGCCAAAGAATCACATGTAAAAGGAGAGGAGAAAACAGTAAATAGGCTTATCGAAATGCGCGGAAAAATGGAGGTATTTAAATGAAACTTGAATTTGTTGAGAATCGGGAGTATTCGCATAAAGCAGACGAGCTTCGTTTAAACCGGGTAAAAACATCGTTTTACAAATACGGGCCGGCTAAAATCAACTTCGGCGATAAACTGGTTGATGCTCTTGAGTGCGTTGATCTGTGCGTCGAGAAGTATAATAAAACTAAGAACACGGAATACTTGCTGGATGCGATGAACTATCTAATGTTCGAATACATGTATCCACAAGAAGAGGGGGCATTCTTCGAGGCAACAGGGAGCGGAGATTCGGCAGGTATCTCGGGAATGTCATATAACGAATTAAAGGAGAAATACTGATGGCATATGAAAAAAAAAGATGGACTTGCATCGCGGTCAAGAGTCCCATTGCATTCGAACATATCAGAGCGCTAAAGACAGTGCACGAACAGTACGAAGCTCAGACCGAATGCGTATTCACTGATATTTTTGTGTCTACTAGTCCTCTGACTGGTGAGACCGATCTCTATTTCAGTTTATACTCCACGGAACTACAATTCTGGGAGTTTATTGATATTCTTCGTGAATGCGGCTATAAGATCACAGCCTGGTATGATGCCGGGCCATCGCATACGGGAGGATATGAGAGGAGGAAACGCAGATGAGCAAATTAAAAAATGAAGAGTATTACTTACGACAATTGATCGCTATCCATAACGAATACGAGGATGACATTGAGTGCAATCATTCGTATAGTGATGGTCTGCTGGTTGACATTCTTCGGGATTTGGAATGGGATAGGCTGGCCGATGAGTACGAGAGCACACAAAAATGGTACGCATAATTCGCGAAAAATACAGTGCCTATAATGGAGACCTAAGAGTCTACTAATTATATTTTGGAGGATACTAAAATGAATGAACAGGAAAAGGTTGTAGAAACTACTGCTGAGGTAAAGGAGGAAACTACAGTGGAAAAGAAGAAGTTCAACTTCAAGAAGATTGGCATCATTGTTGGTGCTGTTGTGGCGACAGCTGCGGCGGTTATCGGCGGTGTTGCGGTCGGAAAGAAAATGAACGGAGACGATTCTAACGAAGATTTCTTCTTGGCTGAGCCGGAAGATGACTACATTGAAACTGAATCATCCGTAGAAACCGAAACAACAGAAGACTAAGGACTAAGGCTGAGGCTTTGTAGACAAATGTTTACAAGGTCTCTTGCTTTTATATTTTTGGAGGTGTACAAATGAGTAGAGAGTATAAACCAATTTTGATATGTAATGGGAATGAAAAGCATCTCCGAGAAGATGGAGAATTAACTTGTGGAGGTTGCGGATATATTTTTGATTCCAGATCAACTCTGCATTTTTTCAATAATATAGAAATAAACGCCGATTGTAGAGGATGCAGAATACACGTGAGTTCAACACCGTTATATTGCGAAAACTGCGGACAAGAGTTTGAAAAAATACATTTCAGCGAGCTTGGCGAAACACTATTTATTGTCCCGTTGTCTATGTTTAAAAAACGGTATGTAACCAAATATGGCGAGCTTATTCTACTAAAAGAGGGTGACTATGCTGAATTCATCCCTTCTTGGGATCCAGAAAAAAGACGCCCGATGGTTTATATAGATGCGGTTGCCTATATGCTGTACGCAACGGGGATTAAGTATCAAGATTTCAGAGTTCTACTAAGCATTGACGATTTTGCGTTTTACAACGATGGAACGATTATCGGTGGTGAACTGATGGAGGACATACACAAACTGGCTCCGCGCGATTTTAATATTTGCGCCAGACTATTTACTGACATAGCGCTGGTCATTCGTGAAATGGAAAAAGATGAGTTTTTCACAATGGGGGTTGATTGATATGAACGAATTCAATAATCCAGTCCTGATTTGCAATGGCAGTTATAAGGATTTTCGTGACGATGGAGAACTGATTTGTGGAGGATGTGGCTACGTGTTCTCACCGTACGAAGCTGAGGCTTTATTTAAAGACTGCGAACTTCAGCTGAATAGAACTGGGCAAATCGATGTGCACAGAATGGAGCGATTATGCATTGGCCCGAATCGATGGTAAACCATATTTTCGATCTATGCTGGGGCCTACCGAGCGTTGTGTCGGCACTTACATTTTGATCAACCTGAAAACGGGTCAATCTGTGTGCGAACGGAGTATGCAGCAGTTGGCCTGGATTTCACATTTGACGTGAGCGAAGAAAACACTAAAACTTATATTTCTGAGGAGGAATAATTTATGAATTTCAAAGCATTATTTAAGGTAGTCGGGGAGATCATTAAGGATCATGCTCCGGAAATTTGTGCTGTTGCTGGCACTGGACTGATGGTTGGCGGTGCTGTATTGGCTGCTAAGGGAACTCTCGCAATTGACGAGGTTTTGGACGAACACAAGGAAAACATGGAGAAGATCAATAAGGGCGTTGAAGATGACCTGGTGAGCAAGGATGGCATTCATTACCGCGATCTGGCTACGCAGGACAAGGCTCTGACGTGGAAGAAAACTATTCTTGGTTTCACTAAGGCATACGGTCCGGCTCTGGCGTGCGAAGTTGGTGGTGCTCTGCTGGTATTCAGTGGGTTTAAGTGCTTGAGAAAGAGAAATATTGCATTAGCTGGTGCTCTGACGTCCGTTACTGAAGCATTCAACAAGTATCGCTCTCGTGTAATCGCCGAAGAGGGTAAGCTGAATGATATTTACTACAGAACTGGTAAGCGTCCGAATGCGGAGAAATCAGAAGAGTACAAGGACGAAAACGGAGAAAAGACAGTCCCGGTGATGAACGATGACTGCGATCCGAATGAGTTTGGCGTATATTCTTACTGCTTCGATGAAGTAAATTGCCCTAAGAACTTCAGCAGAAAGCGGTCTGATAATCTGTTTTTCGTTACATGCCAGGAGAAATGGTGCAACGCACAGCTGGAAGAGCATGGATATTTGTTCCTGAATGAGGCTCTGAGAGTTCTTGGTCTGCCTGAAGCTGAGATCGGACAGGACGTTGGCTGGATCTTCGATAAGAATAATGATTACAAGATCGACTTCGGCATCACCGAGTTTATCAAGGAGCACGCAGAGCACTTGGATGACGAAAATGATTCTGCATTCTGGCTTGAGCTGAACTGCGATGGTTATATTCGTGACAAGATCTGGAAGGCAAGCCGTGAAGCGAGAAAGGCAGGTAAGAAGTGATGAAACCTAAGTATTATATTTATTCTTGGCAGGCTGGGGCATTCAGATCTGACGAACTCAGTAAAAGTCTCAAAGGATATTCTTGCAGAGGCACAGCTGAGCGAATCGCAAAGTTTCGGTTTAATGGCGTGCATGACAGAATTCGGTGTTGTGTTGCATTGACGGACGAAGAGGCGTTTGCTGAGATGACGCGGCAAAACCAACCAATGATCGAGGAGGATACGGTTTACTATGCGGACGGTATAGCGTATCGATACGTGTCTACAAAGCATTTCCACAATCACGACTATTCGAAAGAGAACGATATTACAGATCGTTGCATCATGGACGAATGGGGGAATCCGAAATGTTAGAACTCGAGCGCACCGGGCAGATGAGTAGCGATTGCGTTGCGCCGTATGACGTTCTCATGGACCATCCTTATACAGTTAGGGAGTTCGTAGATGACATGCTTGCTCAGTTTCCAAACGAGTTTGGTAGCATTCGACTCTATAAACGCGGAGAAATCTGGGGCAAAAATACGGTGTGGTGTAAATACAAATGCGGCCGTCTGCTTTCATCTCTCCCAGAACAGTATATGGACCGAGAAGTTTATAAGGCTGAAGCGTGGGGTGGTTTCTCTCGAATGGATATTACACTAACTCTGCAGACTAAAGGTTTTGAGAGTTGGAATGTGTTGACTGCGGAGGCTAAGAAATGAAGAAACTCGTAAATCAGGCAGGTAGAGTCGGTTTATTTATAGTCGGCTCTTCACTTATTCTGGGTACGTTATTCGGTAAGAATGTGGCTAAGAAGTTCGCTGGTTTGGCTTCTGGCCTCGCGTTATTGGCGTGGGGGTGCTGAGTATGTGGACTAAACGAAGAGTCTTAGTCGCCATCATCCTCTCTGCTATGGCAAGCGGTTATATTTCATACTTGAGCTATAGTGGTGCATTCGACTCAGTTAAACTGGATACGGTTGTCGGTAAGGCTCTAGACGGAGCGATGAAAGAAGTTGGAGGTACATTAAAATGAACATGACAGCTATTTACTCCTTTATCGGAGGGGTTGTAGTCGGTGGATTGGTGTCACTTTTTGTGGCGGATAAGATCCTGAGAGCCGATTACGACAAGAAATGTGAGGAAGAGCAGGCCGCAATTAAGCGGTATTACGAGACAAAAGCTGATATTTCTGCTAAAAAAGAGGAAGAAAAGCCGAAAAATGAGTCTGAAAAGGCTAAAACTGAGCCGTTTATGGATATTTTGACGGTCGAAAAGCCTGAAGAACCGAAAATCTCTGGCAAAACTCAGTATTCGAGCTATGCAACCAAGCCGATTGACACTGACAGCCAGGAATTTAAGGATTTGATGAAGGAAATTGACGGATATTCTTCGGAATCATACCGAGAAGCGCGGTTAAATGCAGAGCTTGGGCCGTTTGTACTGCCAGAAAAGGACTTCAGAGCGGGGAATTATCCGGTAGACTACGGCGAAGAGGGCCTTACGTACTACGATGAGGAGAATGCACTGTATAATGCAGACGGGGATCAGCTCTATGACGGCTATGATTTGATCGGGCACTGCCTTGATGACTTCTGTGAGCCTGACGAAGAGGGTAAATTGCCCTCCGAAATGTTTATTCAGAACGATCGAGAACGAATGATTTATATTCTAACAAGAGAGTGAGGCTAGAATGGAGGCTTTTGAGTGTATTGTTTGCCATAAATTGGTAGAAAAACACGAAGACGAGGCTGTTTTGAGTTTATGTCTGGGTCCTACGGTACTTGCAAAAGAAAGATATTGCAAAAAATGCGGTCGTTTGACTCTAAAAGCGTTAAAAAGTACCATGCTTATGCTGGTTGAGGAGGAGAAGCACGATGATAGAAGCAAATAATGGTAATGTTTACTGCGAACGATGCCTAAGGCGACTCACGAAAGCTGAAGATTTGCTAAAGCCCCGATTTATTAACGATGAAAAGGGCTTTACTATCGTGTTATTCTGTGAAAAATGTAGAAAAATCTTTGACGAAAGGAGCGAAAAACAAGAGAAATGACGTATTTAAGATGGTTGATATCTGAAATTCACGGTGAAGAATACACATTTTTGCTGAAAAAGCTGTCAGAAATCGACTTTTATTGGTCTGATCGTATCCCAATCGACGAGAATCGGGCTAAAGATGGGCTCGCATTGCGTAATGAGTATGATATTTTGGCCGTTTCGGAGGGTTGGGAGGACCGAAAATCGGGTTATCACGACGAAAATCGGGTCGAAAAGCCTTGTTCTGTGCTTGAAATGATGATCGCAATGGCCCAAAGAATCGAAAATGACACCATGTCTGACGGCGTTATGGACCGTTCTGTGGAGTGGTTTTGGGTCATGATTGGCAATTTAAACCTTGATTTTTTGACGGATCGGGCCATGTCATACGACGGAATGTGCTATGCTGAGATGGTAATTTTGAGGTGGTTGGACCGTCATTTTGGGCCTGATGGGAGAGGTTCTCCATACCCGACAAGACGTTTTGGACGGCAGTATGAAGACCTCAGAAACACTGATATTTACACCAGTTTTCAGTGGTATTTGAACGAAAATTGGGGCGAATTATCTGAGTGAAAATGGGCTAAAAAAGTGTGACAAAAAGTGTGACAAAATTTGCAGTTTTTCGAAAACGTGGTTTTTGTAATTTCCCGAAAAACATTATAATGCTCAAAAATGGGCAAAAAAGGCTAAAAATGGGCAAAAAGTGTGACAAATGTGACAAAAAAAAAACGGTTTGTCACACTTTTGTCACACCCAAAAAGTCCAAAAAAGCCCGAAATTGCGTGGTTTTTTTCTTTGTGTGACAAAGTGACACTTTTTTTGTTGATTTTTCATATAGAAAAATAAAATATATAAGAAACGATATCACAAAATTTTGTCACACTTTGCATACATTCATCAAATGACTAAAAATACACGGAAAGGAGGGTTGACAATAACAAATGAAGCAATATGTAAAACCGTGTATTTCTGAGACCAAAAACGGGACTATTGAGGTTCATCCTGAGTTCCAAGCTAATGGCAAAGATTTTATGACCAAGGGCAACAGGTTTTATGCTGTACTGGACCCGAAGACAAATTTCTGGATTACTGACGAATCAGAGGCAATAGACTTAGTCGACGAGCAATTATATTCTTTTGCAAGGGAAAAGTTCTCAGAGACAGATGACGGACGCCTGGTCAATGATGTTGGCAAACCAGTTAAAATCCTGTCTGTCAACAATTATCAGACAAAAAAACTGAAAGAGTGGAAAGAGTTTCTTACCAAGGTTGCCCCAAATCACAACTATCATCCACTCGATTCAGACATCACGCCAATCAATGCCGAAGTCAAACCATCGCAGTATAGATCAAAACGGTTATTATATTCTATAGCCAAAGGAACCACCAATGCTTACGAGAAGTTTATGTCAACCTGTTATAGCGCAGAGGAGAGACAGAAGATTGAGTGGGCAATCGGTTCGATATTTACGGGCGAGTCAAAACATATCCAAAAGTTCATCGTATTATACGGTGCACCTGGTACAGGCAAGTCAACAGTGATGAATCTAATTCAAGATCTGTTTGAGGGATACTGGACCGCTTTTGACGTGAATGCACTCGTCTCACGAAATAACCAGTTCGCAACCGCGGCGTTCAAGGACAATCCTCTCGTTGCAATTCATCACGACTGTGACATGAGCAAGATTCAGGACAACAGTGTCTTCAACTCTTTGGTCTCGCATGAAACGATCTACATCAACGAGAAAGGCAAACCTCAGTACCCGATGAGAATAAGTTCATTTATATTCTTGGGGACTAATGAGATTGTCGACATTCCGGATACTAAGCGAGGGATTGTTCGACGCATGATTGATGTCTACCCCACTGGCAGAACCTTACCGAAAGGGGAGTATGATATTTGTGTTGAGAACATGAGATTCGAACTCGGGGCGATCGCATATCACTGTATCCAAGTATTCGAGTCCATGGGCAAGAATTACTACAATTCGTATAGCCCGACACAGATGATCAACAAATCAAATATCCTGCGCAATTTTATATTTGACAAGTATGACGAGTTTGTTCGAACTGATCCGATTAGCAGAGACATGGCCTATGATTGGTATCGAGATTACTTTGAGAAGTCTGGTCTCGGCTATGCTCCTAAACGAATTATATTTGGCGAACAGCTCAGAGAGTACTTCGATTCATACAAGGATCGGGCTCGACTGGACGGCAAGCTGATTCGGCATGTGTACAGTGGATTCAGACGAAGTATGTTCGCTGATGATATTGTCGAGATCGATTGCAGTAAGCCTCCAGAGTTTGCAGTTGAAGAAGAACCAGAGCCTGATATTCCAGAATGGTTACAATTCGAAGAGCCCGAGGACGGAAAGTGTATACTTGATGACATTTTGGCGGATTATCCAGCGCAGTATGCAAACGACAAAGGTACGCCGAAGACAGCGTGGGCTAAGGTCAAGACGAAACTGAAAGATCTGGATACAAGTAAGCTCCATTACACCAAAGTTCCGGAGAAGTTAATTTGCGTGGACTTTGACATCAAGGTAGATGGAAAGAAATCCTTGGACACCAATTTGGAGGCAGCATGCAAATTCCCAGAGACATATGGTGAGGTTAGTCAGTCTGGCTCTGCAGTTCATCTGCATTACTGGTACGATGGTGATCCAACTGAACTTAGCCGAGTATATGATTTGGACGTGGAGGTAAAGGTGTACACTGGCGATGCGAGTCTTAGACGACGTTTAACCAAGTGCAATAATCGAGAGATTGCTCATATTTCCAGTGGACTCCCTTTGAAAGGAGATGGAAAGAAGAAGATGCTCGATTTTAAAGTTGTTGAGAACGAGAGAATGCTTCGTTGTATGATCAAGAAAAATCTCAACAAGGAATACCACAGTTATACCAAGCCATCCATGGATTATATTTTCAAGTTGACAGAAGATGCTTATAACGCAGGAAAAAAATACGACATTACAGATATGCGGCCTGCAATCATGGAGTTTGCCGTGAACAGTACGAACAATAGCCAGTATTGTTTGAAGCTGATGAACAAGATGCACTGGAAGAGCGATGAGCCTAGTGCGTATATTTCTTCGCCGGAGGAAGACAAGATCGTATTCTTTGACGTCGAGGTATTTTCGAATGTGTTTATCTGCTGTTGGAAGTATCAAGGATCATCTGAGGTAACTCGCATGATCAATCCGAAACCGATCGAGATCGAGGAGCTATGCAAGAAGAAGCTTGTCGGATTTAACAATCGGAAGTACGATAATCATATTCTTTATGCGTGGATGCAAGGATATTCTAATGATCAGCTGTTCAGATTGTCTCAGCGTATCATCGCTAACTCTTTGAATTCGTCGTTCGTCGAGGCATATAACTTGAGCTACGCTGATATTTATGATTTCAGTTCCAAGAAGCAGAGTTTGAAGAAGTGGGAGATTGAGTTAGGTATTCATCATATGGAAAACTCATATCCCTGGGATCAGCCACTGCCAAAGGAACATTGGAACGAAGTAGCTGATTACTGTTGCAACGACGTAAACGCGACTGAAGTTACGTTTGACGCATGCAAACAGGATTTCATTGCTCGAGAGGTTCTGGCCGATTTGAGTGGGCTGAGTGTAAACCATTCAACAAGACAGCACTGCACTAAAATTATATTTGGGAATGATAAGCATCCGACTCTGGTTTATACAGACCTCAGCAAGGAATTCCCTGGCTATGAATTCAAGAATGGTAAGAGTTCATATTTAGGCGAGGATCCGTCTGAGGGCGGTTATGTGTATGCTGAGCCTGGTATGTATTATGGCGTTGGTCTGCTTGACGTCGAGTCTCTACATCCGCATTCGATTATTGCCTTGAGCCTGTTTGGCGAGTACACCTGGAGATACAAAGATATTTTGGAAGCTCGTCTTGCGATCAAGCACCACGATATCGAGAAAGCTCGGGGTATGCTTGGGGGAGTATTGGCTAAGTATCTGGAAAGTGAAGAGCAGGCTGATAAACTGGCTAAGGCTCTGAAGATCATCATCAACTCCATCTATGGCTATACATGCGCGACATTTGCCAACCCGTTCAAGTCACCGGAGAATGTCGACAACATTGTTGCTAAGCGCGGTGCTCTGTTTATGATGACGCTGAAGAAGAAGCTCCAGGATATGGGCATCCAGGTTATTCATGTCAAGACTGACTCGATTAAGATCCCGAACATTACGAAGGAAATTATCGAGTTCGTCAATGACTTTGGCCATAAGTACGGCTATAACTTCGATCATGAAGCTACATATGAGAAGATCTGTCTTGTAAATAAATCGACTTATATTGCTCGGTATGATGGAGGAAAGCACGATGGAGAATGGACTGCCACTGGCAAACAGTTCCAGGTTCCGTATGTGTTTAAGACATTATTTACGCATGAAGACGTTGAATTCGATGATCTTTGCGAATCGTTTGAAACCAAAACCGCATTCTATCTTGATCGTGTTGAGGGACATCCTGAAGGCTATCACGATTATAAATTTGTCGGAAAGGTTGGACGGTTCTGCCCTGTTAAACCTGGCACTGGTGGTGGAATCCTCATGCGAGACAAGGGTGATGCATACCTCAAGCAGAAAGCCGCGTACGATAAGTGCGGCGGTGTGAACGAAAAAGGTAAGCCTCTAAAGGTTCCGAGCAAGTATGCACTCGCCACGGGTACAGACGGATATTTGTGGAGAGAAGCAGAACAGGTTAAATCAATGCACCTGGAGAAAGACATTGATATTCGTTATTATGCAAAATTAGCGGATGATGCAGTCACTGCAATTTCACAATTCGGAGACTTCGACGCATTTGCTAACGCCGAAGCCCCGTTCTAAGACAAAGGAGATTATATTTTATGAATGCACTGAGCAATATTTCTATCGAGAACGCGCACATCATTTTTCGGAACTTCTCTGGTGAAGAGAGCAAGTTCAACAAGAAAGGTAGCAGAAACTTTGGTGTTCTGCTCGACGTCGACCTCGCCGCTCTGATGAAGAAAGACGGCTGGAACGTGAAAGAGTTGCCGCCCAGAGAAGACGGTGATATTCCGACTTACTGGCTTCCGGTAAGTGTTGCTTTCGGACATATCCCGCCGAAGATCATGCTTGTAACATCCAATAGCATGGCTCCGCTTGATGAAACGACCGTTAATCAGTTGGATTATGCTGAGATTGCGAGAATCGATTTGATTGTCCGTCCCTATTGCTGGGAAGTAAATGGGAACAGCGGTGTTAAGGCATATCTCAAGACCATGTACGTAACGATCGTAGAGGACGAGTTCGCGAGTAAGTATGCTCGAAACGTGGATAGCGAGGAAGTTCCGTTCTAATGGAATTATATTACCATCAGGAGAATGCCTTGAAAAAGATGCACAATGGATGCATCCTGGTTGGAGGAGTGGGTAGCGGAAAGTCTATCACCTCCCTGGCGTACTATTTCGATACGGTTTGCGGAGGTAAAGATAAGCGTATGAATCCTAAAAAGAAACGGGATTTATATATCATCACCACAGCCCGAAAACGAGATAGCCACGAGTGGGAGGGAGATATGGCACATTTCCTGCTGTCCCCAGACCCGACTGCTTCTCCTCACGGCGTAAAAGTTGTGGTTGATTCCTGGAATAATATTGGCAAGTATGAGAACGTGGAGAACGCGTTTTTTATATTTGACGAACAGAGAGTCGTTGGATATGGCGCTTGGTCTAAATCGTTCATAAAGATTTCCAAGGCCAATCAATGGATTCTATTAAGCGCCACTCCGGGAGACACCTGGTCCGATTATATTCCGGTGTTCATTGCAAATGGGTTCTACAAGAATAAAACGCAGTTCACTCGCGAACACATTATATTTGCACGGTTTGCTAAGTACCCAAAGATAGATCGGTACATCAACACAGACAAGCTCTCAAGGCTTAGAGCATCAATTCTGGTGCCTATGAAGTTTGAGCGTGAGACCATCCCGCATAAGACGTTCGTAACAGTCGGCAGAAACGAAGCGATGTATCAAGATTGTGTCAAGGGTATCTGGGATCCGTTCAAGAATGAGCCGTGTGTCAATGCAGCGGCAGCATGCTACGTACTTCGCAAGATTGTGAACACCGATCCGACTCGTAGAGTAGTAATTCGTAAGCTAATGGCTGAGCATAAGCGTGCAATTATATTTTACAATTTCACATACGAGCTTGATATCTTGCGAGAGATTATGAATGAAGCTCAGATCGAGTATGGGGAGTGGAACGGAGAAAAGCATCAGCCGGTTCCTAAGACTGAGCGCTGGGCGTATCTGGTTCAGTACACAGCTGGCGCTGAGGGATGGAATTGTATTGAAACAGACACAATTATATTTTACAGTCTGAACTATTCATACAAGATCATGACACAAGCGGCCGGAAGAATTGATCGGCTGAACACCCCGTTCAAAGATCTGTTCTATTACTATCTGGCAGCACCCGGTATCGATCAAAACATTCGACGCGCCCTGAACAATAAGAAGAAGTTCAATGAAGAGGATTTCTACAATGAAGAATTCATTCCGTTCTAAAGCGAGGTGATTATATTTTGGCTCGCTACAGAATAGGTGGACGTGGCAGACGCCCGAGACACGAGATGGTTCGAATTATAGAACTAGACGAAATCTTTCCATCGTATCACGAGGCTGCAGCTCGTATCGATGGTAATCGAGGATGCGTCTATCTTTGTTTACAAGGTATGAGAGCATCACACAAGGGCTACACGTTTGAATACGTGAAGGATCTTTACCCGATCTTCGATTAACAAGAGGCAAAGGGGCTCGTGATATTTACACGGGCTCTTTTGTTTTGCCCTAAAATGCACCAGAAAAAGGCGGTATTTTGTTTCGCGCGTTTTACAACCCCTATAATGGAGAGGATAGGGAGAATATGCCATCTCTATTATCTTTAGCAAAGGAGGTGAAATGTAATGGTTGAATCTAAATTCCAATCGATCTTGATTAAAGAGCTAAAGGAAAGGTTTAAAGGATGCGAAGTAGTCAAGAACGATGCGAATTATAAACAGGGTATTCCAGATTTAACGGTCTTCTACGGTAACCGTTGGGTTATGCTCGAGACGAAAAGATCTGAAGATGCACCGCATCGCCCGAATCAAGACTATTACGTTTCTTTATTTAACGACATGTCATATGCCGCTTTTATTTTTCCTGAGAATAAGGAGGTAATTCTCGATGAAGTGGAACAAGCATTCAAAACTTGAGGGAGCTCATGCTTACCTTGGGGCATCACAGCATAGCTGGCTGAATTATTCCGAAGATCAACTGATCGCTCGGTATCACAATTCTATGGCTAAGCTGATCGGAACCAGAAAACACAATCTAGCCAAAGAGCTTATTGAGTTAGGCGTTCCGCTTAAGAACACGCATACAACATTGAATATGTATGTGAACGACGCCCTCAAATATCGCATGAGTCCTGAAACAGTATTATATTATTCGGACAACTGTTTTGGAACAGCCGATGCAATCTGTTATAACGAAAAGACCAGATTCTTAAGAATCCATGATTTGAAGACCGGCGTAATTCCGGCTCACATGGAACAGCTTGAGATTTACATGGCCTTGTTCTGTTTGGAGTATGACAAGAATCCGAATGACATTCAAGCAGAACTGCGGATTTATCAGAACGATGATATTTTGGTCCACGAACCGATCCCTGAGCGGATCGCAGAAATAGAGACCAAGATTATTAAATTCGATTCGGTTCTTGAGCAACTAAAAATGAATCCTTAAGGAGGGATGACACATGACAGACGAAGAGATCATGCACCAGTGCGAGATCTGCGACAATTATATTTCTACGCTCGACGACGATCCGGATGTTATCGAGCACTATGGAACGCCTAGACACTCTGGTCGTTATCCTTGGGGTTCTGGTGATAACCCGTTTCAGCGTAGCCGAGATTTCATGTCAAATGTCAGCGAACTGAAATCTAAAGGCATGAGCGATAAAGAGATCTGGGAGTCGATGGGTCTATCTTCGACTCAGTTCAGAGCGAAGAAATCTTTGGCCGCTAACGAGATTAAGAAATTTAACGTGATGTATGCCCAAAAGCTCAAAGATAAGGACATGTCTAATGTTGCGATTGCTAAGAAGATGGAGACTAACGAGTCCACTGTCCGTGGGTGGTTAAAAGATTCGGGTAATATTCGTAAAGATGAGCTCGGAACCACAATGGATATGCTTGAACAGCAAGTCAAGAACAAAGGAATGATCGACGTTGGAGCTGGCGTTGAAAAACATCTTGGCATCTCGAAGGTCCGTCTTGACACTGCTGTCGCCGCTTTGGAAGAAAAAGGCTATACTCGTCATAAGATCCAGGTTGCAAACGTGTCTGGCAACGGAACTCAAAAGACAACTGTTACCGTTCTTGCTCCGCCCGATACTGAATGGAAATATGTTATCCAGAATAAGGATAAGATTCATAACATCGATGACGTGGCGTCTACTGATGGCGGTACTACGTACACAAAGCTTCGCGCTCCAGAACAGATCTCCGGCAAACGTGTTTATATTCGCTATGCTGAAGACGGAGGCGTTGATAAAGACGGTACCTTGGAGCTCAGACGAGGCGTAAAAGACCTTGATATGGGTTCGTCGTCATACGCTCAGGTTCGCGTTGCTGTGGACGGTAAGTACTACATGAAAGGTATGGCATTCTATAGCGATTCGATCCCGGATGGCTATGATATTGTCTATAACACGAACAAAAAAAGAGGAACCCCGGACGAAAAAGTATACAAACCGCAGTCTGACGACCCGATCAACCCGTTTGGCGTAGCTATCAAACCCGGCGGACAGCGTGGTGCTTTGAACATTATGAACGAAGAGGGAGACTGGAATAAATGGTCTCGTTCTTTGGCCTCCCAGATGTTGGCAAAACAGCCAGTCGATTTGGCCAAGAAACAGTTAAAGCTCACAAAAGACATTAAGGATAGCCAATTCCAAGAAATTATGGAGTTGACCAATCCGATTGTCAAAAAACACGAGCTTAAGCAGTTTGCTGATGCTTGCGATAAGGATGCTGTTGATCTTAAAGCGGCGGCCATGCCAAGACAAGGTACTAAAGTTCTGTTGCCTTTTCCTACAATGAAAGAGAATCAGATATATGCTCCAGGTCTGAACAACGGAGAAGAAGTGGTTTTAATTCGTTATCCGCATGGCGGTAAATTTGAAATCCCTCGGCTGATCGTTAATAACAAGAACGCCGAAGCCAAGAAAGTAATGGGAAATGCTATCGATGCTGTCGGTATTCACCCAAAGGTAGCAGAACAGCTATCTGGCGCAGACTTTGATGGCGACACAGTTGTGTGCATCCCAACCAAGGGTCATAATATTAAGACGAAGAAACCTTTGGAAAAGTTAAAAGACTTTGACCCTAAAATCGAGTATCCAGGCACTACGGAGAAATCCGCATGGAAGAAGGGTTCCCGTCGAGAGCACATAGAAATGGGTATGGCTTCGAATCTGATTACGGACATGACCCTGAAAGGCGCCACGGACGACGAGATTGCTAGGGCTGTTCGCCATTCAATGGTAATCATTGACACCGGTAAGCATAACCTAGACTATAAGCGTTCCTATGAAGAGAACGGAATCGCGGCTCTTAAGAAAAAGTACATGGGGCATACTGATCCAGAAACCGGTCGGTATTCAACATCAGTATCTACGCTTCTCTCTAGAGCAAGCGGTCAAACTAGAGTTGAAAAAAGAGATCCTACCGGTCGTTATGAAATTGACCCAGATACTGGCGAGAAAGTGTATGCAAAAGGCCGTCTGAAGTATAATAAGGAGACCGGAAAATCTGAATACACTCTTTGGAGTGAACCCTATGTTTCTAAAAAGACAGGTAAAACTATTACCCCAACTACAACATCGACCCAGATGTTTGAAGCTAAGGACGCCCGGTCTTTAATGAGTGGGGGGTTCGGAAAAGGTCTTCCTATGGAAGAGGTCTATGCCGACTACGCAAACCACATGAAAGCTCTTGGTAATCGTGCTCGTAAAGAATGCCTCTCTGTAAAAGAACCCACCCTAAATAAAGAGGCCCGGTCTAAATATTCTGAAGAGGTAAAGTCTTTAAAAGAACAGCTCGATACCGCTAAGAAGAACGCTCCTCTTGAGAGACAAGCTCAGCTAATAGCTTCTTCTATGGTTGAATCAGCTAGACTGTCCAACCCCGATATGACAGACTCCGAGCTTAAGAAATTAAAAGGTCTTAAGATTAAAGAGGCCCGTGAAGCAGTAGGCGCTTCCAAGTATCGGGTCAATATAACAGAGAAAGAATGGGAAGCTATACAGGCAGGCGCTGTATCTAAGACAACTCTTGAGGAAATTCTACAGAATGCGGACGAAGACCGTGTCAAAGAGCTGGCTATGCCTAAGGCGAAAGCCGGAATGACCCCCAGCAAGATCAGCTTGGCCAATACACTACTGGCCAATGGCTTCACGTTGGCTGAAGTAGCTGATAGAGTGGGTGTATCTGTATCTACGCTGACCAAGACCGATAAGATCAAGATGAAGGCAGGTGACAAGGCATGAGAGAGAGCATGATCACGACCGTTGACAACCCTTATAACCCGTTCGATCAGCCAGATGAATGGTATACATGGGACATAGCGCATGGCTACTACTCGCGTGAGCTGCTCGCACGCATCGCTCACGTATCTGACGATATGAGTGATGTCGACATTGAGCTCATCACGAGCCAAGCGATCGATGACATCATTCGTCTTGACCTCACAAATCGCTTTAGAAAGGTTTCAAGAGAATATTCTGAAGCCTGACCACCCCGGGGAGGGGTCGAAAAACTTACACCCCCTCCCATATA